TATTATAGTCAGCAAGAAGCTGAGAGAAGTTCATGTATGCAGATTCATCGTTATCAAAAGCAGCCTACGTATTAGCAGCAAAAGTCATAAATTTACCCATATCATTTCCCTCCTTTCATTAACCATTCTTACGAACAAAGATCTTATAGAATTTTCCATTTGTTCTATTAATTACATCAACAATTTCTCCATAGAAAGCAACAGAAGCTGCGGGTTTTGCGGCCTGAGCTTTCAGATCATAACCATCGGCAACGATATACTGACCTTTTGCAAGTTCAGTAGTTGTAGCGGAATCACCAGAGCCAGAAGTAATCTTTGTAATACCATTTTCAGAAACAGTAAACTTATCTCCAGCCATGAGATCATATACTCTCATGATCTCATCCTTTCCGTTGTAGAAATTGTATTCATAAGTAGCAGCTTTGGGTCTTTCATCAGCGCCAATTGGAACGCTAAGAATAAGTCCAACTCTAGAAGTAGAAGTTGGCTGTACCATTGTGAAATACTCGTTATCAACCCAAGCCATATCATCGAGGTTTACAACTTTACCGTTGTCGATATCAGCACCAGCTCTGACGTTAAAAATATGCTTGGCATCATATGTTGCCTGAAGATTAGTACTTTCGGCAATAATATGCTTATTAACAGCCTGTAAAAATGCATTAATCATAGCTATCAATTTCTCCTTTCTTTTAATAATTAAAATCAGTGGAAACTTCCACATAGTTAATTAGCTATACAATTATTTCTTAGATTTAAAATTCTTAAAAAGACCACCATATGGAAGTCTTTCATTATCATTGTTAGAATCAGAAGTCATAAATACCATACTACGCTTCTTCTGTTGGTTAGTAGCAGCGAAAGTACTGTAATTAGATTTCATAAATTTTGCGTAAATAAGATCAGCCTTATTTGTTAATTCATCAATAGAATATTCATCCATATGAGATTTGAGATTTTTAAATTCATCAAAATCTGCCATTACAGAATAATCTTCAGATGCAAGAACTGTTTCTCTCTGAGAATGAAGTTCTTTAGCTTTATAAGAATTTAATTCTGTTTCAATAGAAGAGAAGTCTGACTTCATCTTATCAAGTTTACTAATCTCGTCAGCCGTTAAATACTGAGCATATACTTGAACCCTATCTCCCTTAAGGCTATATACATCTTTCTTTACGGAATATTCCTGACGATAATGTCTATCATTCCAGAAATCATGCATTACGCAATAACGACCATCATCCTCGTAAACATCGCAATAATACCATGCATTATCAGACTCAGAATATGTATCATTTACAAGAGTAGTCACAGCATTAATTTTATCAGCCAGACTAACAGCAAAATCCTTTTTAACTCCGTTAATAGTAACAGAATAATTTAAACTATTCTCAACTCTCGTACCAGTAGAATCTTCATCTTCAATAGCAGAAGTAGATTGATGTTCATCTTCGGTAGATTCCTCAGCTGGTTCATTATTACCACTACCAGATTCTCCACCAGTAGTTTGATCACCAGTCTCATCATTAGAACCATCATCTGCTGGATCATCATCAGCAAAATCCTCTGACGATGAATTCTCAGTTACTTCAGAATCATCTTCGGTAGATTCTTCTGTTGATTCAGTTTCAACTACAGAATTTTCCTCTTCATTAGAATTTTTACTTTCCTCGGAAGAAGAATCTTCGGAATCTTCAACAGATTCAAATGCACTGACGAAAGCAGCTTCAAGTTCTTCATCACTCATATCATTATAATCAAAAGTGATATCATCAATTGTTTTATTATACTTCGCCAGAAGTTCATTAAACTTGTCCATTTCTTTCGGTTTACCTCCTTCCTTAGAATTTTCGGCGGAAAAATCCGCTTTTTTATAATCAAGCTTAGACATTATCTCAGCAATGATTTCTTCTTTAAGTTGTGCTTTATTAATAATAGAATTATTTTCAGCACTAAAATCTTCAATTTGTAAAAATGCGTTTTCCATACCTTCCTAAACTGGTTCACCCGTATCGGGATCAGTTCCGAGCAGCGTTACAGCCATTACATCTACATCTTCCAGAAGAAGACCATCTTCAATAGAATAGCTCATTTCATTTATACACAGTTCAGCAGAAACTTTAGTTCCACCTTTTCTTTCAATAATTTCCGCTGCGTCCGTATATTCTCTTGGAATCGCAACTTTTGCGTAAATATATTTACGATCTTCGTGATCTGGATCTTGTTTCATATATGGTTTATCTGAGGTAAAACATCCAACCTATTTCTCAATATATGTTCTAGACCCATCTTCATTAATTTCCATAGCATGATAAGTAAAATCTCTTTCACCATTTACTTCGGTAAAATCGGCAAGTACAGGTTTATAAGCAATCTTAGAAAGACAACTCTTTGCACCTTTCTCAGTAAGATTTGATTTATTCCTATTGCGACCAGTATGCATTAATTTAACATTACCATAAAATGTCAATGGATCATCGTCTTCAACAGCTTCAAAACTTTCACAAGGTATCTACACATGAATACTATATCCAGAATCCTTAGAACTAAACTAAGTAAAATTCTAATCTTGACAGAATCTAACAAGATCATCAATAGTCAATATTTTTGATTTACGCATATTTCACCTCCTTATTATTCTATATAAAAAAGGAGAATAAATACTCCTCTCAAAATGTCAACTTATCAGTATAATTCAATTTCAAATTATCACTTGAAAACATAATTTTATTGGGTTCATTTACAAAGACCCAAAATCTGCCAGACTTTGGAAGTTCCTAGAATCCAAGCTTCCTTAGCGTATTAGCAGTATCTTCATCACTAGTATTAATAAAATGAGATTTCAAAATATCACATCCTTTATCTGCAAACATCATTAATAATGTCTGCGACCTTACAAAGTTCTTCTCTTGATAATTGACCTGTGCCATGATCTTTAATCAATGCATGTGCAAGATATATGCAAAAATTATCAAGGAATTCATCCTCTTTATCGTTAGTCTCAACTGGACTGAACTAAATTGTATTAATAATCTAATTGTATTTTTTAATACAATCGATTGTATTCTGGTAGTAATTTTTCATACTTGTTTTTATTTCTCCTTTTAATCATATTAATGTAAAACCCTTATTTTTCTGGGTTTTAGCAGCGGGAGAGGGATTCGAACCCACACCAACGCCTTCAAAGGGCTACAGTTTTCTTATCACATCATGTTACCATGACCGCATAATGCGTTGTAATCTGGATCATGTCTTTACCATATCTATTATTCTAGACTTAGGTATTCACTATATGATCTCTACACATTTAAGCTTTACGCTATTTAGCTCGGCATTTTCTCAATAAGACTTTTGCCGAATTAGGTGAAATTCAATTAAGAACTTTCGTATCTTAACGTCCTGTTTTTTACGAGAGACTGCTGAACTACCATTATTCTATCCCGCTATATTAAAATAGAGCAGGAGAGTATCCTGCTCTTTATACATATCATTTTATAAATTAAACATTATCATCAGTTACATTCCTAGTTCTTTCAGCACTTCCAGATATTTCATCATCTGAAGCTCTTGGTCTACCAGCATCATTATCATCCGCAGATTTTTGATAGCTTGATTCAAGAGGCTCCATCATATCCTTTAATCCAATAGCAGTTTCAAACCGCATTGTACAATATGCCTCATATGGAGTCATATTCATCGCCGTAAGATATTTCATGGCAGACCCACCAAGTGTGGCTGAGGTCTTTAATTTTTCAAGATATTCATCTTCATTATAATGTGTCTGATGATGAATAGTAAAAATCGTACCCTCTGCAACATTCTTATCAAGATAATATTGATAATTTTTCTCAAGACGAGAGAGTAATAATGCTACATAACTAAAATCATTTATAAGAGAATACTTAATACTCAAAGCACTCTGACCATCACCAGATGATACGATTGTTTGACTTGCTCCAGCCTGTGCAAAAATATTATTAATATTCTCTTGAACAATACTTTCATCATTAGTAGAATTCGCCTTTGAGAACGTAATTAATTCTGGTGTTAAACCTGGTGCCAAACCTACACCACTTAATTTTGGCATTATTCCAGAAAGTGCGTCTTTATATGCGTTAGCTAATTCAAGGCTAACCTCAAAGTCATCTACTGTATTTTCATCAAATGTATCTATTTTTAAAAGAAGAAGATAAAAATTATCAAGTTCTGTTCGATCAGCAACCAATTCTTCTGCTGAAAGCATATTTAGTATAGACGGAAATAATCCAGTAAAGAATGGCAGAGGATTATCAAATTCATCTTGCAATCCACCAAGCAATACTAAAGTCTTTGATGGGTCTAACATAAACCATCTAGCATCTCTGTTCGATTGATATTCTTTCCATCCATTGATGAAATCTTCCGCCCAACATCCAGACGTATCACCATCAACTCCCTCGACAAAGATGCGGTTTTGCCCAACAGCAAAATACGTTGCATCGAAAAATACTACCCATTGCCCAGCCTCATTTTTGCCACGTATTTTATAATATTCTACTGGTAACATATGAAAAAATGTCCCAGCATCTGAAGCATATGCATAACCACAAAATACACCATCTCTAATAGCAAGAGCTACAGCAGTAGCGAATTCTTCTTTAAAGTTAGTTCTATGAGCAGCAAGTAACACTGTCTCATAGTCCTTCATCATTTTTTGAACATTTGGTTCTTTAGTAAATTCAGGTGCTTCAACAATGCAATAATTATATTTCGGCATTGTTGCATAGTATAAAATTATTTTTCTATATATTGCAGAAACTCTCCATAAAAACCTAGACACACCAACTATCTGTGTTCTATATGAATATGGATTCTACAAATAGGTAGAAACCAAACTTTTAGTGTACTGCATTGCGGTCTGAGTTCTATTTCTCGACACATCTTGCAAAATCAATTCTTTCAATTTTGCTGCTTTTTTAAAATCTAAAGCAGTAGGTCTATTAACAACTTCTGGTTCATCATTCTTCTTTTTGGAAACCATCTGTTGTGACATAGTACTGCGTTCATCAGTAAGCGCCTCTTGCGCTTTAGTTGTTTTTCGGGGCATGAAGCGCCTCCTTTCTTATCACTCATTATAAGTTGTTGAACGGCGCGGAGGAGTAATTGAAATATATGAAAGGGCATGTTCAATATTATTTCGTGGTTTTTTCAAAATATCATTTCTTCGTTCTTGCATCAATGCCCAGCCCAAAAGTGCACACGTATATGCGCGATCGTCATGGATTTTGTTCGCCTTTTCTGGCGTTAATTCAAACGAATCTTTTCCTGTATCACGTTTCTTGCGTACCATATTCACAAGTTCCTCTTTAGCAGCGTCTATATTTGTCAAAGCAATTTCGTCACGCCAGTCTAACTTAATAGTTTTCGTCTTAACAGACTGTATCTTATTAAGTTCTTCCTTTAACTTCTCCTCAAATTCCTTTCCAACAATTTTCTACTTTTTTAACTATTCAGATATTCTCTTTGTTTCATAATCTATCAATTTTTGATCAACATCAAAAACAGTCAGATATCCTTTATGATCATAATTAGCCGTAAAGCTAATTTTATTCTAATTCAACATCTCTATCAATGCTTCATACATCATAGATTTAAATGCACTTGGATTCATCATATGCAGTTTACCCTAAATAGCATCAGGAAATCTTTTTACATATTCCTCAGAATATTCTTTATCTATAAAACCTCTATGCTCAACTCCAGTTTTATCAACCCAATTCTACATCAGCATATCGGCTATTATAGGGCCTCCTCCTCCTGATCCAGCATCTACATATATTCCAAGTATATTATCATAATTATCTGCACCACCATTGTAATCAAGTATCATCTATCTAAGATATTCAACCTAATCTGGCGTTTGCATAGGAGATTTTATTTTTTTACCAACATCCAATAAATTTACTAAATTAACAATTCTTGCTTTTTTCTCCATACTTCCATCTGGAAGTGGAGACTCATAACACTCGCCAACAAGTACTACAGAATTATCACGAAGTCTTGCCGGGTCATAGCACAACCAAAATTTCTTATCACCAGTATCATTATTATGAAGTGGTTTTCTCGTTTCTTCATTACGAGTGATAACTCCACGTTTTACAATAGCATCAGCGCCAGCTTCTGTCGTGAACTGACAATAATATTCTCTACGTGCCTTTTCTGGATTTGTCCTCATTTCAGACTCAACAGTAGAACGAGAGAGTAATGGTGCTATAATTTCTCCATGAAGCGTAGGTTTAAAAGCTAATTCACAATCTATATGTAATACACAGTAATCTGGATCTCCCATAATCTAACGCTTTGCAAAATCTCTATATAACGCATAAAATTTTGTATCAGTACTTGATGCAGAACTAATATAAAATTTTTGGTTTGGAATATTAGTGGCAAAGGTTCTTTGTCTTATTGGGTCAATAGATCTGCCACTTGCATCCTTACCAGTTTTTAATGATTTATTAACAATAGCAAAAGCAGAATATACATTCATCATTTCTTCTGAAAGAAACCCGCTTTCATCAAAAATGACATTTCCTCTCATCACATTGTTATCTTAGAAACTTTTTATCTTCTAATTCTTATAGTTATCATTCCTATAAGGTCGGCATAACTTTTCACCTTCATCGTTACATGGTCAGGTGGCGCTGACTCGTGGGGAGATTATATTCTGTTACCAGGCTCACTCCCTATGCTCTGCGTGTGACTATAATATTATTTATAGCCTTCCACTCGGATTGGCATTCCAGCGTTTCCGTTTCTTCAGCACTTTTATAAAGAAACCGCTTATTTCTAAGCGGCGAGGCCATCAGAGGAATCATATTTTTCTTTTGCCTTTAAATATTTTTTATATTTTCTATCAAGATAAATAGAAGCATCTTTATATATAAAATCAAGAAATTTCATTTTGTCATCATTCGATGTTATTTCTGGAACATACATAATATTTCCATACTCGTTTAAGTAATTATACTCATGAATACATATATCTTTACTACGAATATATTTAATAATATCATCATTTAAATTCTTAGATGCCGTAATAAATGACACCCATAATCTACTATTCGATAAACCAAATCTACCATCGGCATCAAAATATCCACGTAATAAATGTCTATATAATTCTTCTGGGATTTTTGGGAAAGAAACAGTATATGTTTTATTTCCAGCCAAACCAAATTTTTCGAGAGAATTATACATAATTATTGAAAATATTCTTATCTGACAGCTATGATTCATTTTGTCTGAATTAGATAAAGAACATGATCTCCATCTGTCTGTAATGTTATAATTACCATCCAAAGATTTATTAAATTTTCTCAAATGATTAATATCACCATATTGCAACTCAATATTAATACATCCTGAATTTGTTTTTTCACTTTTATATACATTTCCATCTGCCAGTATAAATCCTAACCAGTAAGCTTTTTCCTCAGTATCTATAATATCAAAATAATGATAATTACAATAATATGGATATTTTTTTAATCCCATCCTTGAAGCTTTTAATCCAATTGCAGATGGAGAACGATTTAATATTTCACTAATTTCATTTTTACTCATCTGCATATAATTTTCTTTAAGAAACGTTAATTCATCATTTGTCCATGGCAATTCTTTTTTATACAAATTTAAATCAAAACATTTGGAACGAATAGCCCCTTCAGATTTGCCTAATTTAATGCCAATCTCACTATATTCCATATCCATATAATGTTTAATTAAAAATTCAATTTCTTCATTAGACCAAGCTTCATGTTTGATTAAATTTAATTCAGCACATCGTGCATTTATTGACGGAACGGTGCGTCCTAAAGTTTCAGCCATGTCTTCAGAACTATATTTTAAATAATTATTTTTTAAATATCTGTCTTCTTCTTCATTCCATAACTTATGAGGTTGTTTTAATAATCCTAATTTTTGAGCAACATAAGAAATACTATTAGTACTTTTCCCAATATAATCGGCTATTTCTTGATTAGTATAATTTGAATAATTATCAATAATATACTTTATCTCATCATCTGTATAATTTCTAATCTTTATCATTATTCTTTCTCCTTTTGTAAAAATAATCAAATAATAAAAAAGACTCAGCAAAAGCTGAGTCATAATTCAAACCTCTTTTTTTATCTATATTACTATTTAATGTCTATGTCATAGATCCATTATAAACTTCATAATTAAACCCATTTGAAGAATGACTAAATCCATCTCCCGCGGCATTCTTAATCTTTATTTCATCTTTAAATATTTTTCCCGTGGAACCAGAAAAAGTATCAATATTATCATTAGCAATTCTTTCTAATGTAGTAAATGTCTACTCTGCCTATGACCCAGAACCTGAAGCAATATATGTCCAATAATTACAGAAACACATATCCTTCATCATAGTTTCAAGATCGATAACTGTTGACTTCCCCCATCCCCGGGTTGCTACTATTAACACATTTGGGCAATTCCATGATCTCTGAACTGCCAACGCCTATGAATCTAGTAACTCAATATTGAACCATATATCAATTCCTTTAACTGGATTACACTGAAAAAACTTTTGTAGTTTTGCAATCTCCTATAAAGACTCAATTTTTCTTGACGACATAGGATAATCTATTGGTTTTACATAAATACCGTAATCCTAATAAAAATCTTTGTCATATGGTAAATCAAAATTTATTTTATTCGGCATCCATATTTGATTCATCATCTACCTCCTCATTTTCTTCGCTAGAAAACGGAGAGTACAATTCACGAAGATTATGTAAATCAAAAGATATATTTAATCCTTGCTCTTCGATATAATCTTTTAAATCAAGATTCTCTCTAAGTAACAATCGATTAACTTCTTTATATGAATCTCTTTCTCGCCTAAGTTCCTAGTTATCAGATCTCATTGTGGCAACCATGTCAGACCACTCAGATTCATCAAGTGCAAGTTGTTTCATTATAGATGCATCTGAAATCTCTTGAACCTGTTGCATACCTCTGCAAGTAGCTATATCAAATCCATTGACTTGACCTTCTCTCAAATTTAAATCTTTTATTTTCTGAATTTTGCCAGTCCATGTATTTTCACCCTTAATTGAGTTCTTACTATTTTTTAATGATATACAGCTTTCTTTGGCAAGATTATTTACGCTACCAAGAATTTGCGCTTTCATTTGTTGAAGCGCTTTAATAGTAGCAATATTTTTCTCCGCATTTCGGAAATCCTATGATAGCTGCGCAACCATATCATCGATATTGCTGGCCTAGAGAAAGCCACGCACGATACTAATAATAGAAGCGGTTCTCATCATATCATCATTCCCTTCTTCGGAAGAATCAAGAAAACCAATAAGCTAAGAATATAAAAACGGCTAATCAGATAACTTTTCCTTTTCAAAAGGCAGATATCCAAGTAACCGTAAAGTATCATTTTTATTTTTTTCAAACTATTCAATAATTTCCTAATCTTTTGGTAATGCATTATCTGCCATATCTTCAAGAGATAATGCACCACCAGTATAATTATCAGATTCTCTATATGTCATGGTGTAATAATTTACCATCTAAATATTTTTACAATATGAAGTATAAACATTACTTTTGCCTTTACCAGAAGCTCCATTTGCCGCCTCCAATAAAGATGCTTCCCATACTGATTCAAGCATTGGTTTATCAAGAAAATACATAGCATCATCAACTGTTTGTTTAGTGGGCTATTGCTTTTCCCCATTAATAACAGGAAGAGCAATTTCTTCTGCACATTGTTTGCAACCATCCGTAATACCAGAAATTTGCCCAGGGGTAGTTGACATATAAAATTTATCTTTTGTTTTTACATGACCACAATGTTGACATGTAAAAAACTTATCTCCAACACCCATAGCCTCCAATGCTTTTATCTAGTCACTTGGTTTTAATGTTTCAAACAATTCACATAACTATTCTATTGTTTTATCTATTTCTTTTAGGGTAGTAGTTTTTCCTGCTTCCTTTGGCGAAAGCGGTTTTTTCTGACCCTTTCTAATTACTTTGGTAGCAGCCAAAACCTTTTACCTCCTTTTAATCATATAATTATAAGAACAAAAAATAATGTTGTTCTAATTTAAAGCCGACACAGAGACTCGAACTCTGAACCTATCAATTACAGATCGATTGCACCACCAATTGTGCTATATCGGCAAACGGGAATAGATGGACTCGAACCAACGGCCTAGTGATTAACAGTCACTCGCTACCACCAACTGAGCTATATTCCCATAAAAATAAGCCGCCAATACAAATATCAGCGGCTCAAAAACAAATCACACATACGGCAATAGTGTAATAACAATTTTATATTAAATACTACGACTTATCAATTATTAATTGGTTTCGCCAGATTTTCTGGAGTGTCAGTATTGAAGCAAACATTATCTACATTATCAAAAATATCTCTTGCAATATTTTCATATAACGTAGATGTATTTCCGTTAATATCATTTAATGAATCAGACCAATACTGTACAACACGATTTCGAAAAACAATATAATGCAGCGGATTACTCATGATACCATCAACGGTAGCAGAATAAGAATAAGCTGGATTCCCCTCAAAAGCTTTACGGAATAAATCAACTTTACTCATTTCCTTATTCTGCGGAATAACTTCAATATATACTGTCACAGCACCAAAAGCTTTCTCCTTTGGAAGAATCTGTTCCAACGCATCAGCCTTATCATGATTTTCAACATATAACTTAATTATATTATTATCGTCATCAAATATTACATTAATATCTGGATCATCACCGAACAATGCTTTTACTTCTCTAAAATAATTATACCAAGGTGGTGATAATTTAATCTTTTCTTTACTCATAACACTAACTCCTTTTAATCCTAAATATAAAAGAGGGCAGTATTAAACCACCCTCAAAAGCATAATACCGAAGTACTATACTGGAGACTCAATTAAATTGTTCTTCAATGATCTTCCACACTTCGTCTTCAGATAATTTCTTTGTTCCTTTGTATTTAAACTTTGTTACTCCATCACAACCAGAAATACAAAATGAAAATCCAGTATGGTCTTCATTATAACAAAGACAACTATCATCGTGGTCGCACTCATGCATTTCTTTATCAACATCATGCATTCCAAAAATAACAACACCATCAGGAGAATTTACCTCAAGATATTCTTTCTCAAAATCCTCCTCAACATATGTTGTATCATTTTCCATCAGCACGTATCTATCATGTTTGTCACTCTGCGCCTGATCAATATAAATACCACCATCAAAAATTTCAAGATAGTAAGCTTCTTCATAACCATCATATTCTGGATCGTGAAGATTAATTGATACCAACTCTAAATCTGTAGCACAGATAAGATCAGTAAGAATATAAGCAATTGTATCATAATATCCTACAACCGCTGGCCCCTCACCATCTTCAATACTGTCAATTATCATTTCTGATAATTCTTCTAAATCATCTATTCTAATCCTTTTCATCCTTATGTCTCCTTAAAATTTTATATCATAAATACAATCCAGACCCTCTGTTTCAGTAATAACACAAACAGCTTGTTCTGGTCGATTTCTCATTCTATTATTAATAGCAAATTCGTCTGGCCCAGAAAGACATCCAGATTGTACACATTTTACATCAGCGTCAGTACGAAATTGATTTGTATGTTTATGCCCGGTTATAATTAAATCAATTCCAAGTTTGAGAAATTTATTTACCCTATCAGCAGCACTATCAAATGGATCTTTATCACCATGGATAGCACATACATTTATATGATAAACTGGGAAAACTGCCATGCTTTGTTCAATATCATTAGAATGACAATTAATATTTTCGAAATTTTGCATCTTAGCTTTAAGAAATGGAATAAGTAAATTATCCATATTCTCATGTGCAAGATCTTGATCTTTCTTAGGATTAATTCTAGAATGGTTACCTGGAGATACATATACATGAACATTTTTAAACTTATAACTAAGCTCTGCTAAAAAATCACATATATAATCCGTCACCATAAGAAACTGATCAATAAGGTCTTGATTGTTTTGAATTCTCAAAGTAGGGTGAATAATTCCTGATAAAACCTCAGAACAGCAAACATAAACATCTGTGGCACCATGTCTATTTTGTATTTCAAAAATCCTATCAAGATAATGATCTAATCTATATTTAAGAACATCTTCATCATATACATTCCAGAAATTCTTTATTTCTATACCAGCATGTAAATCATAAAGAGGTACAATTAATGAACAACCACCATCAATATAATCTTTTTTATTAACATCATAATTAAGACTAGCTTTTCTCGCGGCGTTCTCTATTGCAGAAATAAATTGTTCTTTATAAGATTCTTTCCTAGCTTCTTCACGAATCAACTTTTTATATTCATTTCGTTCATCGCGAATTTTAACCTTTTCTTTTTCGAGTTCACGGCGTAATTCAATCAAATCATTTTTATCTGATCCCGAATTATTAATATTAAATTCATTACTTAATTCTTTATAATTAGCGAACTTTTTTCTATAAGTTGATTCATTATATTCTTCACCAGGCTCTCTTAAATTTCTATTGAAAATATCAGCCAACTCAACCCATGTCTTATCAATAATACCATTCTCTTTAGCCATTCCCAATCTCATAATATAAGTTAACTCAGATTCGTCAGGCTTCTTATCTAAATTGGTAAAACCCAATGGTCATCACTCCTCATCCTCAAATTCATCGGAAAGATCTTCATCTGTTTTAAGCATAATAGAAAGAGCGATTTCAGTACCAGCAAATTTCTCGAAACACTTTATAAGAGAGATTTCCTGTTCTTCTTTATCACCATTAATATATTTAATTGTCTTACAATCATCAGAAAGTTCACCTTTAATATTAAATTTTTCAGTTGTTACTTTATTATACTTATAATTCTGCATACTTAATATCTCCTTTTAATCCTTAATTTTTTTTACAGAAGCGCCAGATGTTTTATTGACACTTTCCCTAAATCGCTTATCTTCAGTTAATAATATTGACATAGCTTGATCATCAGTAAAACCATTATTAACTAAAGCATCAAAACGTTTTTTATTATATTTAGCACTCATATCAAAAAACTCATCATTATTTACTAAATCTTTATACATAGAAAATAATTCAGCAAGTATCATATATAACATTGGTTTATATTTTTCTACAATACCAGTAATTACTCCATTTGCAATTTCTGGACTTGAAGTTAATAATTCCAATAATTTATCAATATCCATTTTATCCTTTTACTCCTTTATATAAATAATAGGAGAGTAGTATTTACCCTCCTATAAAAATCCAATTATTAAATCACATAATCAAGCGGCACATCTTCACCGACAATTTTATGTACAATTCCAAGTTCCTTAGCTTTTTGAGCATATACCCAATATTCATCAGTATAAATTGAATCATAAAATTCTTCATCAATATTTGTATGGGTAAGAACATGCTCTTTTAATCTTTTATCTCCCTCATCAAAAAAGCGCATTGTATCTCTGGCTTTCTTTCTTGAATTTTCGAGAGCAACTTCTCCATCATGCTGGAGGAAAGCGCTATTCTTAAATGCTATTCTTTCATGACATGCAAGATAAATATGAAAACTAGCACTAGCAACAAGATCAAGAGCTATGCCAGTTATTGGTGTTTTACTAGCTTCAATAACATCTACTAATATATTTGCATCAAATACATTACCTCCAGGCGAACTAATATATATCTTAATCGGTTGCCTGTTTTCAACTGGGAGATTTTTATCTTCCTTATTCCATTTAAGAATATACATTATATAATCTTCAATAACATTCTCATTAATTTCATCATTCAAAAATAATGATCTATCATCAAGATACTCCCTATAAAGTTCTTCATATGTAGACATTTGATTTCCACCGCCAGCTAAAGCAGCAATAATATCGGCCATAAGCAATCACTCCTTTGCACTAGTACTTTTCAACAGTTCATCAAACTTCTTTTGCATTTCATCAAGCTGTCTTCTGAGATTAGCAGTTTCAGAATCTTCACGATTCTTACGATTTTCTTCAAGAACCTCTGCGAATACCTTCTGGAACTTTTCATCATCGAAAAATACAAAACAAGTTTTTTCCTTGTTCTCTCTATCAGGCTTCACATCAAACAGCCATACATCCTTCTGCCCCTTTGAAAGAATTTGACGCGCAAGTCTAGCACTACGGATAACCTTACCCTTTATCTCATTATCACCATTAAGTCTTTCAGTTGCCTTTGTTAAATCATTATCTTCTGCACTTCTAATAACCATGTTTTAATTCTCCTTTTATTCATAAAATTTATTTACAATAATTCAGCTAATTGAGCTAATTTACTTCTCCAAATATTTTGTAATTCTATATAACCAAATTCACTATTGCCTTTAAATGCTTCAATAACTCTACGCAATCCATTATTTTTTCCATCAAATAAATAAGAATCTACTTGTGTCTTATAGTCACCTTCAATAATAACTTTTGCTCCAGATGAAACACGAGAGAGAGCTATTTTCATTAAATCAACAGTAGTATTTTGACATTCCGTCATATATAATATTTCATTATCTCTAACTTCCATTCCACGACAATCAGCAAGACTTACTATTTTAATTTTTCCTTGTTGAATTAAAAGTTCAACACCAAACTGATCACCGAACTTTGTAGATAACATTTGACCAAGAAATTGTTGCATACCTTTTTCGACAGCATTTCCGCTATAATAACCCATATCAAATGCACCTTTAGTTTTCGTTGCATTATATAAGATTACAAGCCTGTCATATTTACCATTTTCAATTAAATTCATTGCACACATTAATGACAATAAACTTTTACCAGCTCCAGGCGGAGCAGAAATAGCAGTTATAGTATTATTCATTATAGAATCTATAACGCAACTTTGATAAATATCTTTTGGTTTTAATTTATCAAAATATGTTGATTTAACTGGTTTTTTATAAATAGACTGAAATCTTTCTCCATCCCATCTATATGTATCAACAATCTCATTATCTACATTTTTGATAATTAAATATTCGTTGATCAATAAATCATATCTATTATCATTTTGGTTTTCATAAAAATATGCCATATCATCATCTGGCATTGTTATTTCTTTAAATCCAGTATATGATATTTCTTCCTTTTTTTCTTCAAACCATTCAACATTAAACCCAAACACTTGCTCCGCAATATTTCTACAACTTAAGTCATGAGTAACAAATGTAACTTCTTCATTATTAAACTCTGACCACATATATAATGCGCAGCATATCTGTACATCTGGAGAAAAACTATCAAGGTTAAGTCTTTCGGCTATTTTATCAGTACTATAAACAACCACATCATATTCTCCATGATGATTAGCTAACCACTTAATAGCATTACGGGCAGACGCTCTAACATCTTCTGTTTTAAGTTTATTTGTTTTTATATCCTCTAATTCTACCAAACTCACAGAAGATATAATGAATGGAATAGAAGAATAGTATTCAACATCTTCTAGCAAAACATTTGTGTCAAGGAAATATCTCATAAATTTCACCGCCCATCATAAGAACTGATAATTTGATTTTTTCTATATTCTTCTAGAAGCTTCATTGTTTTTGGAGACTCTGTAACAAATCTCGTTTTATAACCAGACTTATGAGTAGCAGAAGCCAGATGTACATCATAACCTCTACCATTTCTTACAAGATATTCCATTTCTTTTTTTGTGATATCAATCAATCCTTTTTCACATCCTTATTATTTATTTACGTAACAAAAAAGAGGGCATTAACCCTCTTAAATGTATTTTCGTATTTAGTAATCAGTATCATCACTGATAATTGGGATAACAAGATTTGAACTTGCGACCTCTAGTTCCCAAAACTAGCGTTCTAACCAAACTGAACTACATCCCAATAATTGGGAAGCACAACCTTCCCGCGCAGCAGATTTACCGCTGGAGTTCCCCTGACTTGACGTATCTGGGTGGTGGGAACTATACACGTAGTCCCACGATTATTTTAGCTATCTATATGATTGGTGGGAGAGTAATATAGATACGCTGTTTAATATATTAAGCAAACATTTCTTTTACAGTAGGACTAAACTTAACCTTCGGAACATCCTTAGCTGCAACAGCAACAGCTTCTCCAGTCTGAGGATTTCTTGCGGTACGAGCATCACGATGAGTAGTCATAAACTTAACACCCTGAACAGGTGATACACCATCTTCATCCTTCATCGCTTCAAAAATAGTATCAAAGAGTGCAACAACAACTTCTCTTGCATCCTTCTGTGTCAGGTTAGCCTTCTTAGCAAATTCTCTAATAAATACATCTTTCTTCATAATAATAATTCTCCTTTTAATCCTAAAATTGTTTTATATATTTTTTCTAAAGTGCGCACAATAGATGTTTATTCCATACCACATCAAAAGACTATTCAATTGTAAAATCATGATCCCTTATTTATTTACACCGCACTCGGCAATAGCGGCTGAAGATTATTTATGAATAAATCTCCTATATAATAGAAAATTAGTGATATCTCTAAAACTCATATAAAATATGGGTTTAATCAATAATTAAAAAATTGATGATGATAATTTTAATTAATGAATAAAACAATTTAAAAATTTATTTTTATCATATCTATATAATAAAGTCAACATTTTTTGTGTATATTTTGTTGCTTTTTTGTAAAGCTTATCAGTATGAACTTTTCCATTATAGCCTAATGAAGTTGCTATTAGACGATACATAGTATCTTTACTAATACTTATCTTTTTTAATTTTTCTAATATTTCTTCTGTTTTTTCGATATAATGAATAACTCCAATTTCCTCATCATCATATACCATACAAAACCTGGTGTACGAATCGTATTCTTCTATAATTTTTCTGATTGTCGAAACTTGCTGCTGATTTGCTCTTTTTGTTGGCCTATTTAAATATTCAACTGTATCTATCATTTTATTTTTTTTAACTCCTTGAATTTTATCAAGACAGTCCTGAAGCCAATTCATTGGACATATTAATGTTTCATCGATCCGTCTTTTGACTTTATTTTTTTCTTTTTTTATATCATCATAAGGTCTTTCTTTCCCATTTTTAGTAACTGGAATTTCATGAGTCCATTTCATAAATTTAGGATAATCTTTTTTTCTATTCATACAATCTTGGCTACGAATTCTAGAGATATCATCATTAACATCCACAGCAAATACTTTTTTACAGCCATCAATTGCCAATTGAGCGCAAACAGCTAATATAACTGTATTTTCATAAAGCTGTTGAGTATCATCATCGTATTCATTGTTAGCTAATTTAGTCCAATAATATGTTTGACTAAGCTGCGCACTATCTGATGATCCACCTATGGCTTTCTGAGCATTCTGCATTTGTGAATCCATACGGGCATATTCACTCATCGTATTGTCATATGACATACCACTTTCTGGAACTTCATTAACAACAGTTGGGTAATCGCGGTATGCTATTCTGGCAGCTTCAACCATTTGAGGTTGGTTTGTTACAAAATTAAAATCTGCAATTTGTTATATCTTAAGCTCTTTATCTTAAGCATCTCCGATTTTCATCAGAGTATCGGACTATATCTTTACCATATGTTTTTACACTTAGGTAATCGGCACTCGTGGAGGAATTATTCTCTTTGCTAGTCATCCTCTAGTCTCTAAACGTTGGATATGCAATAAAGCAAAACATATCCCTTCGTAATTGATCGGCATATTGTGTATTTATTGTTTTTCGCTAAAATAATAATATTTTTTATATGGTTTATTTTTATCTAAAACAGAACTTATCATGATTCTTAATGAATTAATTTTTCTCGGTTTTTTCTCAAATGTATTTAGCCATTCACAACATTCACCTATATATCCAAATTCACTAATAAAATTCATATCTAAATCATATACATAAATTCGTTTTGCCATTCCGTTTTGTTCGCCAGGGCGAGAGAGTTGTAACTTTAATTCTGGATGATCTTCATATTTTTTTCTTAAAGTATCATTTCCCCAATTAGGATTATTTTTTCCAAACATATCTCTTTCTTGATGTTTTTTCAACCACTTGAAATAAGTTTCTTCATCCATCCTCTGTTTCGGAGATATACCAAACATAGCATTATTTTTACCCTTACTGCTTTCACTTAGTTTTTTTCTAACGCTATCTGCTTTTTCCTTAGAATAATAATCCCACACATTCACACCATACATTGGATTATTCTCTCCTAACATATCAGTGGAATGCTGTTTACACCACTTCTCATCATGAACACTTCCATAAGAACCATCTCCGCCAAATGTATGATTTGTTAAATGACCATTTTCATTTTTATTATTATTATAACCAATAATATCTATTCCATATCCTTTAACAAAAACATAATCTTCGATAACCTTACGCTCTAATTCTAATGCTTCGTCTTGGGTCAGATTATCTTGTATGATATTTACAGTCATGTCATATTTATCTACTATTCGATCATGATGTTTATTTCTTTTTCTGGAATTCGCTCTCTTTAAAGTCCCTTTCCCGACATAAAAACACTATCCGTTATCCATTCTTATGTGTTCATAAACACAAAATCTTCTATCTTCTATATCTAACACCTCGCTTAATTAATATTTCAATAAATACACAACTTAGCGTTCCAATTTTCACCGATTATTTTTTGAACCGAGTTTCCCCGGAACCGACCCATTAAGTTAAGTCAAAATCTTCACCGTTCATTCTTGCTTGTAAATCCGTATGAATACAGTTAACTGCCATTATATTATTACTAAATTCAAAATATTCTTTCATCAACGGATGATAAACATTTTTGAAATATCCCAAATTATTGCTACTATTATGCGGGTTACGTATACCACATAAATGCTCCCCGTCATTAAATCGTGGACAATATACTTGTATAACCCCATCATCTTGTTGTAAAGTAGGATCATTATTCCAATCTTCTCCAACAGTATATAATAATAATGCATAAGGATTCCCACATACAGTCATATTGTCTCCAATTACAGTAATTTTACCTTTGCGTAATTTTGCTACATATTGACTAATAATTTTAGATTTATCCATTTTCCACATTTTACTATTGGAAAAATCTTTATTCCATTTATATAAATCTGCCAGCATTTCAAAATGATTAACGGCAGTTGCATTCTTTCTTAAAAATTTTTCAAATTCGTCATTGTCATTCTTTAATAATTCAACATACTTTATGCTTGTTTCTGCAATTTTTTCTATATCTTCTTTAGTACAAGGAAGAGTGTTAATCATTTGATAACTCATTTGTTGAACATTATCTAACTTGCTTCGATGGTCTGTTTTTACAATTCCCCAGACACAATTATCTGCATTTACACGTTTACACCAATAATCATATGCACTCGGAAGAGTTCCGCCAATTAAATCTACAAACTTCTTCCATTTGATAGCATTATCACTTGTGATTATCTTTATGTCTTTTGCAAAATGAAGATTGCCAAACATATCTTCAATCTGATAATTATCATAATCTATGCCATGCTGAATACAATAGTCTTTAAAAAATTTCTGTATTCTAGTTCTAAATGCACAGGCTTTGAAGAAATGATTTCTTAACAGCGCCATCCCATTACACCAATCTGGCATAACTGAAGTTTCTATTAATGCCATCCCATCCCATATTGTATTTTTAACATCTGTTTCTTCCCTATGTACAGTACATCGTTTTCTGGTTTCTTTCTTTCCATTACGAAGTGTTACTTCATAATCTTCCGCACGAACAATGTCCGCAATAGTATGAAAAAAGCTATCCTGATCTTTAAGGATTAAAACATCATTTACTGGTATGGAAACAGTCCCTTCTATGGATGAGGTCGATAATGGCGCATATGCTGAAATTTCTACGATTTTAGCACCATGCTGCGGAAGCTGTTTGCCAATACCCATTGTTAACCAATCATAAGCCTTGTCATATAATTCCTCCCGGATAAACATTACAGAACCTTGTTTAGCTTTGGAAGGATTTCTATATAACATTTTATAATTGATAGTTTCCGACACAACCTCATCAGTTTTTTTGTTAATATAAGAATATGTGATTGGTACACCATCTTCATAGAATATTTTGCGAATTTGATCTTTGCTTATCTTTTTATATAAGTCTTTTTTGGAGTTTACTTTATTCTCTAGCTCATCAATTAACTTAAGTTTTTCTGTATCTTCTCCAGCATCTTTTCGCATTTTTTTAAGATGATCCAATTCTTCCTTATAACTACGAAGACCAAATTGAAAATCCATACATATGATATCTTTTGTAGATTCATCATTCTTATCAACTGTCATACCATTCTTTTTCAACCAGTTAGTAAACAGAGAATGGTGTAACATCGCTTCAGTATAATCATATCTATCACGGATACCTATATTTTTACCGTATACTGTTGCTGCTTTAAAATTTTTAATTTTCCATCCATATTGACCCAATTAGCATCACTCCTCAAAATAATATTTAATAATCTCCAAGAGCAGTTTACCCTTGGAGATTTAATTATTACATATAGCTATTTATTGTTAACACCATATTTGTTAATAGTTCCGCGAACTTTACTTCTGATAAAAGCATTCCAAATATCATTATCAGGATCTTGATATACTTCGGTTGAACAAATATTAATTAGCCCAGTAAATAATTCATCATCCATTCGGTTACCTTTAAGTCTATTACATTCCTCACATAAACAGCGCAAATTATCTTCTTTGTTTTTTCCACCACGAGAAAGCGGTACAATATGGTCAATTGTCATTTCTCCATATGTCAAAGGTTTTCCGCAGAGTGAACAAAAATGTTTAGACTTATCATAAATAGAAACTCTTGTATCCTTAGATAACATAATTCTAGGAGAACTTCGTTTCATACCTAACACATCTAACTGATCATCAGTAAATTTCTTCCTTTCTCCAGCATTGGCAACTTCCAGTTTTTCATTAATAATATAACAATCACCAAATGATTTAACCAACTCACGATGGCTACGAATATATGCATCCGCATCAGCAATACTTCTAAAAGATTTCGCCTTGGCAAATATATTAGTTATTGTTCCTTTGTCAGCTGCAAAATTTATTGCATTAGTAATAATATAATTTTTTCCAGATTTTGCAGAGAAGAATTTCTGAATTCCCCAAGAAAGATCGCCTGGCATTTTTTGCTTTAGGAAATTAACAGCATCAGAGTATTTAAATCTCTGGGCTAAATCAATTGATCCAGAAGCTGCCGCATAAGCTTTGCCGTTAACAGAACCAATTACCTTATTACCATTAGTAATATAGTATTTCTCAGCCATTGTTATTCTCCTTATTCTTTTTAGCTAATTCCTCATCAATAATACGAACAAGCTGCTCGTATCCATTTGGCATCAAAGAAATAGCAAAACCTTTGCTTACACGTTTATATCCAGTCTGCTCTTTTGCAGCATTGATATAATAATTAAGGTTTTCGTGTTCTGAGAATAAATTGTACAGCTTTAATAAATCCTGCGAAGATACAGAATCTTTATTCATCAGTCTACAACACTGTTCCCTAATAATTTCTGGGCATCTAATAGCTGTAATAGCATTATATTTCTTCTTAAGGTCATCACCATTGACAGAGTATACTCCCATAAGATGGCGAATAGCTTTTGAAAAATATTTCATCAAAACATCACTATTAGAAATCATGTCAATGGTTGAATTGAATTTGCGACCCTCATTCTTTTTATGCATTGCATGAACTTCAATGCCAGAAATCTGCGCCATTACGTTATATACTTTCATATAAGCATCAGCGTGTTCCAAGCCGCAAAGCTTTGCAAAACTTCTGACTTTAGTGTTAGCATCTGAGCGCCATAAACTCTTTTCTTTATCAGTAAGTTTACTAACGAACTGAAATTCAGTCTCATTAGTAGCACCAACATTTGTGCGGTTTGAAAGAATAGTTTTGAGTTCTGCAATTGAGTTTGTCGCAACATCTTTAATCTGGGCGATATTACTCACTCTTGATCTGTCAATCTCTTTGATCTCGGAAAGAATTCTTGTAATATTAGTATTAACATTAGTCATTGTGTCATCATTGGTTTTCCAGATTGACCTAATAGCATCGGTAACTGTAGTCATCGCATTACTAAAGATTTTGTTATACTCTTCAAATGCTTTGTCCAATGTCTTTGTTATAATTTCGCTAGTCTGAATACGCGAAGCTTCGTAAAAAGCCGCAAGTTCTTCTCTCGAAAGAGGAATATTAGCAATATCAGTATTCTGTCTGGCTTCTGTTGTGTTATTCATAAATCCTCCTTTAATAAATAGCATATGAATCTACGATGTTTGTATTTATAGTATCTGAATAAGAAGAATCAACAAATGAACCTGTTTTTGTATGTTTAATAAGTTCCTGAAGGGCATCCATAACCTTTGCACAAGAATCGGAAAGACTGTCAAGTGGGAGAGTGCGGTCAGCCGAAATTTTGCGGAATGCATCTGAATACTGAAGAGTTACAATCTTGGTAACAAACTTATTACATTCATTGCAGAATTCATAAATTGCATCACCATCTTTATAATCAGAAATAACTGGATTAGTAGTGCGGCGAAGATTGTCAAGCTCAATACGTAATGTTGAAATCTGCGACTGATAATCAGTTACTTCCTTATTATATAGTGTCTGAAGATCTTCATACTTCTGATTAATATCATTAGCAGAAAAATTAGGTGCTTCATTATTAGCATTATCAATTTCATCAAGAAGAATATTAACTTCTTCCTCTTTATCTTTGAGTTGCTTTGATAATGATGACACCTGAGATTTAAGGTGGTCATAATCTTCTGGGACGATTTCCTTGACCACTTCTTTTACAATCTCTTTTGTTTCTGTTGCTTTAGGAGCTGTAGTTAATTCTTTCGTTGGCTGAATTAACTGTTTGATGATATTATAAATAGCATTTGTTGATTTTTCGCGGTTATTCCAATCTGCGAAATCGCCAGGAGTAAGAAGATCTTTATTTTGAACAATTAGCTTTTCTCGCTCATATTGTTTACCAGATATACCTAGCTTCTTAGCTACGATATCACGGGTCTGAGGTGCACGTTTGTTTTCACCCTGAGGTAAATTTTCCTCAGGGTCTACTTTTCCCCCAGACAACATCCTTTTCTCAGCTTTAACAGATTCGATGCGCTCAAATTCTATCCCAACGTTAATCAACTCTTCGCGGGTGAAATCTTTGCGCTGAATATTCTCGGTTAGTTCAACTGTAATATCCTGTTCCGCATCGGAAGTAGATTTAACAATACAGTCAATCGTTTTCCACCCAAGTAGTTTACATGCTTCAAGTCTACGTTCTCCAGCAAGAAGTTTATTTTCTTCATTAATAATAATCGGTGAAAGAAGACCGATAGTTTCTATGCTAGAAGAAAGCTCTTCAAGATTACCAAGATCTTTTCTTACTCTGTTAGAAATGGTAATTGAACTAATTGGAATTTTCTGCATCGTGACCTCCTTTGCAAAACGCTTTAATAAATTAACTAATAGGATAATAGCACAAATCAAATTACATTGTCAAGTATTTAATAATTGAAATATAAAAATTTTTATTCAGATATTTCATTATTAGTAATACTCACAGATTCTATCCAGTCGGAAAGAAGATTTCTCATTCTGCTGCTAGGAATATAGACCCATATTGGATTACCTTCGCGGATTGCCGACCGCCAAATCCACTGCAACATTTCGGAAAGAGCATATCCATCTTCGTCAACTTCAACACCGTGATCTTGGAAAAATCCTTTAATCATTGGATTAAGAAAGATATTTACTGGGTAAACAACATTACTTCGAAATCTATATTCATTCATTGCCCTTGCACCAATAAATAAATATCCTTTAGTATATCCTTTGCCAAGCAACTCATTTTTATAATCCTTATAGCAAGTCCACAAATTATCAGTAGTTTTCGATTTCCTGATATTATTGAAAAAATTATATATGTTATCTTTTAATTGCTTCATAACTGCACTGTGTGAATTTTTTTCGTACCAGGATACAGATAAATTAAATTTTCCATCGCCAATTTTGTTCAGCTTTTCATTATTTAATATATGAATTAAATTTTCGTAATCATAATGAAAATCTGGAGTTCCTTTTTCGGTAAAATGATAATTTTCAATTGAGTCTCCATCTACATGAATGAATTTATATTGGATATTATAGTAATCATAATAATATCTCTGAATTTGAGCATTAAACATGTATGTTAGGATAAATGTTTTCTGAAACGCCTTAAATACTTCAATTGGAAATAACCACATTAACATTTTTCCTCTGGCTAATGCTAGACCGCCAAGTTCGCTCATATTTTTAGCATCATCAAATTTTCCGTGATAATCCTTTTTTGAATCTCTCCAGATTAATAGCCCGGTTTCTTCATTATAGTCACAGTAAACATTCAATAGATTATTAATATCATCTTCTGAATATTGAGTATCTCTAACCACATCAGCTACTTCGTCCATGATAAGTGTATAGTTTAGTACGCTACACAAATCTATTATTTCTTTGTCGAAACGCTGGAATAGGGCATGTGTACTTACAATGTTTTTACCTTGGCGAATTAAATCTTTTATTCCATTAATCTTTTTGCCACGCTTTTTATAAGGTTCTACAAATTTTTTAGATGGACATTCTCTTTGATAACGTTCAACTTCCGAGATGTATGGAGTTATTATAAGGAAACGTTCATTTCTATTGCTATTATTAATATAGTTAATTGCGCTGCAAGTTTTTCCGCTACCCATTGGCTTATCTACAATAAATACGTTCGGATTATTAATTGTTTCATTATTCATATCAATACTCTCCATATTCTTCATATTAACAATATTTATTAATTGGTCGCAAGCATCACTGACGTTTGTCTTATGCTTGGATTTAGATGGTTATAATTTTTACTACCTCAAAAGTCTTAAATTTGTAGCTATATTTTATATAGTGTTTTCTAGTTTTTACTACTCAAAATTGGCGATTTTTAAAAAGTGGTCAAAAGTAGTAAAAATTTTTTTTCGCCCTTTATTTATTGGGGATTTTGGCATCGTCCCTTTTAAGAAATATATATAAAAGTAGTAAAAATAAAAATAGGTATATAGGGATGACAATAATTATTAAAGATAATAACAATGATTTGGTTTGTTGTCAAGATTGATGTACGTAATAAGTTTATGTTTCGCTGACTAGATCGCAATTAGATTATAATTCAAATCTGGGTCAGCGAGTAAATCTGTCTGTGACACTTCGTATCCCATTCAGATTTACTAATAAATATATTTTTATATGACCAATTAAAATATTATGATATGGATTTAATTATATCAATATAGTTATCTATAATTTAAAATCTATACATACCAAGTTAGTCACTATTAATTATATTTTATTGATAGTAGAGAAATTGGTTGTTGAGATGATGGATATTGAGATTGGGATGTTGGGTGGAAGTTTGCATGTATTTTATGGCGGGGATTTTTATACGCAATTAGTTTATTAGTGCGGCGGGATCTAGATTACACACGCAATAAAAAAATATTTTGCCGCCTTTGTTGGACTGGGTAGTGATTACTAGCGGCGATTTTGTATTTGCTGGAATTATGGGGGGGGTATATGTGATGGTATATATGAGGATATATATGAGGATATATAGTGATTGTAGTGTATGAAGTAGCTTAAGTTACCCACGTAAACTTTCCACATTTTTTTAACAGAGAAATCAGCTGATTTTTTATGGGGGATTTTAAATTTGATTATTAGTTATCCACAGTTTGTGGTTCGTGATTGTTGGAGTTTTTCTTTTGGAATAATTGTATGTTTTCGATATTGATGGCGATAAAAAGAAACAAGTGGAAAATTGGTGTTTTTTGGTTAAAAAGATAGATTTTTTAGGTAGTGTGGAGGTGGACCTGCTAGGGGGTTTTTGCTGGGCTGCCGGGTGGAGATGCTGAAAAATGGGGGGATGCAGAAAATATTAAAAAATAACTATTTGTTGTTGTTTCCTGCTGTCTGTTTTGTTAGGATAGTGGTGGAGATAGTCTCCATTTCAAAAGTACCGTTGCCATTGAGCAAACCGAAGCCGCACGGGCATAGAGCAAATGCCACTGTTAGAGTCATAGTACCGATACAGATGCACGTCACCGGGGGAATATATCGAAGCCTGAAATCAGGCACTTATTTTTCCTTCGTGCTTTGCGTTTTGCTCTGGTCATTTGACCAGAGCTTGCCGGAAAGCATGAAAGCATTCCAAACTATCAATCATTTTTCTAAGAGAGGAGAAAACACCATGAAACTTTACGTTTACAACCAGAAAGAAAGCAAGTTTGACCAGCAGGTATTTGCTACTCCGAATTTCATCAAAGATGAAAGCATCGACGTTTTCGCGGGAATGGTACAAGCAGAACACTTACAGAGTATTTCTTCCGTGCTTTCTGATAAATATTCCAATGCCTATGATAAGGCAATGAAGAGTTCCACCCCCGACAACCTGAAAGCTCTGCAGGATGCAGAGGAAGCGTCTGCAAAGTTCCACAAGGCATGTAATGAGCTTTTCCCCGATGATAAAGACGACGAAGGAAACGACGTTCCAAACGATGTTTGGACTATTTCAGCAGACGTTGTTTCTCAGCTTTTTTGTGTAGCATTCGGGCTTGAAAAGGGGACTGTAAACATTGACTCTTACAAGTCCTTCTTGTACGATGATACCAGAGCGTATGAACAGTTGTTCTATACTATGAAGGACTGGACTCAGGCAAGGAAGGACGCCTTCAAAGCTCTGAAGGATAAGTCTTCTGAGTATGTCAATCTGTTATTCAGTCTTACTTCTGAGACTGACGTTTACGTCAAGCGTACCTTCTCTATGAACTCAAAAGATACTCAGATGTACATTGATAAAGCTGCCCCTACTTTGAAGAAAACCAAAGTTAAGGATAGTTTTGGAGATGTCACCGGAATAGCAGAAACACAAGGAAGCGCGAAGGCGTGTTTCACTTTCCTGCTGCAGGTTGTTTTCTATCATCATGGATGCGCCGTCACTAAACCAGAAAAGAAGAAAGCAAGACTTTACTTCTAATAGTTCCGCAAGTATCCGGCGAAGGCTCCCATATGGGAGCCTTTTTTATTGTTTGAAAAATCCGTACAATTTAATAAATTGTATTGTTTTTTGAAACAATAAATCAGGAGGTTAATATTATGAAACCAGTTGCACAAACAAAAGACTTTTGTACATGCTTACATGGTTACACTTTGCCTAAATATTCCATTTATGGGAATGTTTACGGCACGACTTACTACTGTACGGATTTTCTAACGCCCGTGAAAATTAACGGGCGTGATGTTTACCACGTACATATTTTTTGCCCCGCGAAGAAGAACCCGGGGCGCGGTTCATGGCAGGTCACATATACAGATGACTGCAAAAATGGTGGTGCTATTTTTGTGCATATCCGTGACTTTGTAAAGTCCGCGGATTTTATTGCGGAAAAACCGATTTTCTGTCAGCATAGAGTCGCAAAGGCGCAGGAACTGGAGCGCGCCGCAGAAAAAGCCACCCGCGATATTAAACGCTCACGGGAAAAAGCCGCCCGTGAATGGTGGCGCGATAACATGATGGACGCACCCAGAATGAAACGCCCACAAGGCGCGACCGGCACGTATTTGCCGACTTATTCACAGTCGGCAGTTGACGGCATGGGATACAGTCTTGACTATGAATACAATTATCATGAATATGTCGGTTTTGGGGATGACCCGACCATCAATCCTGCACTGCATCGTTCTGATAAGCCGTTCTTTGAGAACGGGCAGAATACTTCGGGCGAACTGGCATTTATGGTTAAGCGCGATGGCATGAAAACATGCTTTAAGGACTACAGGCCGGAAAAGAAGAAGCCCAACGCCGTAAAGAGTGCGAAAGAGAACAGCACGTTGAACAAAGTAAAAGTTGAACGTGCATTGTCAAGTCAGGAAGAGCTGTATTATTATCTTGCAAATTCTTCGGAATACTCAAAAGAGGTATGCGAAGAACTAATCTCAATTGGGAAAATCCCGGTGAGATTTAAGGACAGGTTTAATGCATCGTGCAAGAAGCATAAAATTGAAGCACATGCATAAATGAATATAGCAAATACATTGGACTATCAGCAGATAGTCCTTTTTTTATGCCAAAAATTGGAGGATTCATCATGAACAAAGTATACGGACCCATTGCTAAACTTGTAAACCTCACTCCACATGCAATCAATTTTGTGTTGGAAAATCCACAAGGTGAATATAAAACTTTAATGACTGTCGAACCTTCTGGAATAATTGCCAGAGTTTCGGCAAAAACCGTAATGGTTGATGCTGTCCGGCTTCCAAGTTTCAGTGTTCCGATCACTGCTACTGAATTTGGTGAAGTTGAAGGACTTCCCGCACCAGAAAAAAACACGGTTTACATCGTTTCCAGTCTTGTAGCTCAGAGATGTAAAGACCGTAATGATGTGTTTATCCCTAATGAGTCAGTACGTGACTCACAGGGACGCATCATTGGATGCAAGTCCCTTGGTCGCATCTAAAAGTTTCACCGCACATACGGTTTAGCCGTGTCCTTCAATGGGAATGTGCGGTTTTGCAACTACCAACGCTCTGCGCTACGCCTATCATGGTCAAGTGAATGCATGGTGGGTGGATAGGAGCTGTTTCAATCACTGGAGGTAGATATTATGTTTACTGAAACCATGAAACTTTATGTTATGAGAAAAGGTCTGAGGCGTGTTACTTTTGCGCTATTTTCTGACGGTTGTTACCGTCAGGTGTATAAGGATGGTAGCATGAGTGATGTCTGCAACGATTTTGCAGACTTGTTCCTGACGCTCTGCCGTCAGGGTTGGAAGGGGGTGGGCAACTGATTTGTTTCCAGATAGGCACACGGATACCGCCAAATATTAAACGTGCGGACAATATCTGTGTGCCGATTGTGGTTATAAATCACAGTAACAAAAATTATTAAATTCAGGAGGAAAATTATTATGATGACACCACTTGACGCGATAATGTTTGAAATCAGAGTCAATAATCTCTCTGATGACGTTCATGAATTCCTGAAATGGATTCCAGAAGATGGTTCTGAGCCGGACGATTCCTACGGCGGTTACACCTATCAGGCTTGGTGTGTAACAACCAAGTCCACAGAAGGTGAACCCGCAGAGGAAGAGGTAGCAGAAGAAAACCACGAAGAGGAAGAGGTTGAGGAGGAAATCCTCTACAAAAACCGCAAGCGCGGTAAGAAGTTTAATAAATCCGTATGGGTGCGGAAGGAGCGCAAAAAGTCGCTCCACAGCCTTGTAGACTGGAAGGACGGAATCGACTGGTGGCAGTCGGTTGATGATGGCGGTCGCAAGATTGGTGAGAAGGGCGCAAAGCTCTATACCCGCAAGGGGAGAGTTGCCCGTGAGAAATTCACGGGAGAACCCTTCGATCCGTGGTATGATGAGGATTATATTGACGATGTTGAATACGAGACCGATCTGGACATCCCGGTCGGAACTGGTTACTGGACGGATGAGGAACTGAGCGAAGCTATCAACAATTATAAGGATCCATTTTATGACCCTTATGATTGTGATGACTATGATGACGAACTGGAAGAAGTTCTGGTGGATGACGAAGATTTCTGCCTCGATGTAGATGGCGGAAATTTCTATACCCGCGAAACCGCTCTTCAGAAGCACTGCGAAGAGCTTGAGGAAGAGGTCAAGAAGTTGCATGACTTCCTGAATGAATATAATCTGAATACATTGTTTTCTCAGTGGGAGAAGAATAATAACCGTTGACAATATTTCCCGTCCTGAGCATGACGTTAAACTGCTTAACCATACAATCGGTAAACCTCCACGGGGTGTATGGTGGGCAACGTGATTGATTTCATGGCTAATTACTGAAAAATGATAAATATATTATGGAGGAAAACATTATGAAGAAACTTGGAACAAGCGCAGACAATATTATTGTTTATAATCATCCAGAGGGGCACAGTCATCGTCCCGATCTGGACGCAGAGGTAATATCAAAGGTCACAATTGGTGACTGTCCGTTCGTGGTCGAAACAATTACTCTCAACAGGATAATTGGTGTCGATCATCTTGTCGAAACAAGTGCTGATGATATTATCATCAGGTATAAGCGCGGGAACCGCTCCAATTATTCTCGCATGGTTTTGAACCGCACCGCAGAGCCGACTAATAAAGTCACAATAATCCTCTGCAAATGCGGAGCGGAGGACGGTGAGCTTGATGGTAAATATGCCCTCGTGACATTATATGAAGGGCAAGCTGGAAATCCTGAACCTTACGGACGAAATGATACCCCAGAAAACCGCGAGTTCTGGACAAATCACGCCCTTGTTCCTACAGAAGATGAAATGATACAGATTGAAGCAAACAAAATCAATTTTGATTCTATCAAGAATTACGATTTTGAACTCACAAATCTTGGAGTTCTCATTGCAACCTATTGGTTCAATGATGGATATGTGTTTCAAAACGGAGTTACGTTCGAAATAACCGATGTCGATGATTATATAACAGACATCAACGAAGCTGATGAGGTCTATGATCTCACGGTAGATGAGGCAAGGGAATACCTTGTTTCTCACGGATACTGCAAATAAAATTCATGATTAGAACTTGCCATCAAGAGAAATCTTGGTGGTGAGATTGTAACCATGAATTAAATATTAAATAATACACAGGAGGAAACATTATGACACTTGCAAACATTCTCGCAACTCTTAACCTTGACAGCTACTATGTAGCTGAGATCATCAACGGAAAGGAAATCCGAGTAACAACGGATTTCGCATTCCTCGCTGATGCAGAGGCTGCGGTTCACCGTATGCCGTCTGGTAACTATGTAATCAAGACCGCTTAACGGCGGTCTTTTTGTAACGGAGGTACTCTTATGAAAAAGAAAATCGTTTCTGCTTTGATGGCTGCTGCCCTCTGCGCAACGCCTTGTAGCGCAAGAGTAATTAACATCCCGAAGGGAATTTACCCTTCGATGGGTGTAGTAACAAAGATAAAAGAACGAAAAGACGGATATTTCCGTGTGACTTTCCAAGATGGCGCGGATCGTAAATACTCTTGGATTGATGACGATCCAAGTTGGTGCAAGGGAGATTTTGTTGCCACTATTATGTATGACAACGGAACTCGCACCATCTATGATGATAAAGTCGTAGATGCAAGATATGTAGGATACAAGGGATTATTCTAAGAAGGGAGAACACTATGAAAATAGAAAAATCTGCAAAAGCAACAAAAGTAAATGAAGTCACTTATGAAGTTCTGGAAAACTTCGGGACTCTGGAAACAAAAGGAAACTGGGAAACCAAATTCCGCCGTATATCATGGAACGGAAAACCTCCCGTGTATGATATTCGCCCGTGGAAGGATGATCCCGAACGTGGAGAAATCTGCGGTAAGGGAATAACCCTTTCGGGTGAAGCAGTGGAGAATTTGTTGAGTATCCTCAATTCGTAGTTAGATTGTACCCACAATGGAAACCAGTCCTTTGTGGGTATTATTGTAACTATGAATAAAATATTAAACAGAAAGGAAATTGATATGAAACAAAAAAGTGCTGGTCTGTGTCAGACGTTTATTCGCATGGTTGATGATCATGCGAAGGCAAACGACAATATGTTTGTCGGGCAGATTATATTATATTCGCTCGGCATAGATGGGTTTTGCATGGATTTTTATAAATGTAAAACCGAAGCTGATAAATACGGCTTTACATGGAGTCTTGGAAACGGAGATTGGTATAACCACACGTTTACCAAAAGCGAAATCGAAGCGGCTTTAATGAGTAGTCGCTTTAAACTCAGGATTGAGGTTGTGAAGGGGGAAAGCGAATGAAGAACAAATTACTTATTGGATTATTTATTGTTTCTTTCATCATCCTGTTCTGCGTTGCTGGGTCTTTCGACACCCAGCTGCTTCAGGCGGGAATTATCCACTAACGGAAAGGGGGATTAGATGATTAGTATTGACAATTTGTATATCATATCCTATCAATCTGGGCTGTATGATAGTTATAGCAGCTCAGAATCTATTGTTATAGGAAAAGAAAAGGCAAACGAGATGTTTAATATGTTTGCTTCAGGCCGTCCTTGCGATGGCGATGGTGAATGCGCTTTATATAAAGCAAAAATTCACGATTCATGCATCGTGCCAGATTATGATAATGAATTAAATCATAAAGTATACGATGATGAAACAGAAACATGGAAAGATGATTAGGAGGAATAAGCATGAATAGTTACGAAAAACAGGCAGATAATTTTCTTCGCAAGGTAAATGCGAAGATGACTATTTCTCACATTTCGGAGAACGGGGAATGGAAAAGATCTCCGATGACGGGCGGGTATCTGTATAGAGTACGGATCGACCGCAACGGAAAATCATGGACATTCAAGTTCTCAGACTGTCTGGCTAACTACCAGACGGCTAATCGTCCGAGCAAGTATGATGTTCTTGCTTGCATTGAGAAGTATGAGCCATATGGTGACGTATGGGATTTTGCAAGCGAATACGGATATGAAATTCATGACCGCGATTCTTTCAAAGCAACGGAAAAAACATACAAAGCTGTTTGCCGGGAATATAAAAACGTCATCAGAATGTTTGGTGATGTCATTGATGAACTTCGTGAAATTCAGTAAAGGAGGTAATTAGATGAAAGGCTTTACATTTCCATACAAACGGAAAGACGTTTTCATCTGCACGGAACTAAAAAACAAAACAGATTCACTTGCAGGTAAGATCCTGCGCAAAATGGTGGATGCAGGATATGACATTCCTGACAACCCTGATACCAGAAAGGAACTACTGTATTATCTCCGCAAGGCAGAGTGTGACATTCACACACTAACAAATGGAAATCAGTACTATGAAATCCATGGCGAAAACTTCGGAGGTCGTGGATCATTCATAAACGATGGCAATACAATAATTATTAAACTTTAACAGAAAGGAAGTGATCGGTTATCAAAGGTTACATTATCCCATTCGGCTATATGGGATATATCAACGGAAACTATCAATTATTCGCAACAGAAAGCGAATACATTGCCACTTGGAGGGAGGAAAATGAGGTCGTGGCCCAAAGCATTTGAATGTGATCCAGTGTTAAGAAGATGGTTTATATCAGCTTGTGAAGCACTGGTAATTTATGGAACTCCAAGGGAAAATTGGCATCCCGATCTTTCGGTCTGGGATGCTGATTTCGTGTGGGCAGAAGCAAAGAGATTATTAAATTATTAATTTATTAAAGAAAGGTAGGTTGATATTATGATGAACAAAGCACTCTATAATCTTACAATGCAGAACGTGATTACAGTTGGCGACAAGAAGTTTGCGTATATACCTATGGAACTGCTGTTTGCAGATCGCAGATTCCAGAGACTTGGCGCAAAGGCAAAGAAAAAGGCAAAGAAACTTGCCGTCAAATGGGATCCCAAAAAGATGGATCCTATTAGAGTTGTACCACATCCCGAAACCGGAACATTTTCTGTTATTGATGGTTGGCATAGATACACAGCAGCAGATATGCTTGGAAACGAGTATATTGTGTGCGAGATCATCGAAATCAACGGAACCGTTGAAGAGCGCACGATCGAAGAAGCAAGATTGTTTGCTACACAGGGAGATGAAACGGACAGCCTTTCTCCGATTGAAAAGCATAAAGCAAATCTGTTGCTTGGTGTATACGAAAATGTTAAGCTGCGTGAACTTGCTGATAAATATGGAATTATCATTGATGATGAACATGAAAGAAGCGCAAAAGCAAAGAATTACCTTACTGGGTTCTACAGGGCGCTTAGGCTGATCAAGACAGATAGCGAAGCTATGGATTATGTATTTAATATTATCGTTACTGCTGGCTGGAATCTTGCCAGCAACGGTCTGGGCAATGTTAGTTTAACAACGCTTTACAATATTATCAGAATGCATAGGGAATACGCTACCTACATTACTGAATTCCTTGGAAATTATCTGAGAGGTAAAGATCCTGATGTATTTTTTGGTGCGAGTGGTGAAAAATATCCAGAACGGAAAGAAGAAGAGCGTGTTACCCTTTATATTGAGGATATTGTCACAGAGAATCTTGGAATTGAGAGAGTATATAACGGAGGCAAGGTAGCTTAAAGCTGCTTAATCTTTCGTAGTTAGAACGAGCGCACAACTTCTGGTTAATCCCACGGTTGTGCGCTTAATTGTAACTATGAAAAATTCTACAGATAAGGAGACGATTTATGAATGATGAAAACTATAAAATTCAAGAAGCAATAAAGTTCTTTAAGTATGGTAAATTTAGCGAAAAAAAGAAATATATTTCTGAACTTTATAGCAATGGAACTTCTTTTAATGGGTTTACATTTGTTAAGGATTCATGGTGTTGGATTATATGGAAACCAACTGATATTGCTAAAAATCCAGAATATAAGGGAGAACCGTTGTGCAAAGTAATCCCAGATACAGTACCTATTACAAATATTTTTAAAGTTTTAGATGCACAACCATGGACTTATATTTAAAAAAGGAGGTGTACCAATGAGAAAAATTGGTGCAAGAAGTGTTATTGGTATGAGGAGGTATCCTCTTACCTCGTTGGTTGAGTTACCGCTAAAACGGAAACCTATTCCGCACAATTCCAAATGGAAAGAAGATTTTCGGAAAATCGGAAGAGAGTTTCTTCCAGGTGATGTGGTAGCGCAAATAATCCGCATCACAGAAGCTAACTCGGAACCTGAAGTCCCGAACGAAATAATGTATGAAAGAGCGCATCGCAAGATGATGTCGCTCATTTAGGGGGTGTAACTATGATTAAGCCAAATGGGAGAAGTAAAATGAAAAGAGAATACGTAATCTATATGACACCAGTATCTACTGATTATTGCTTTATGAATTTCGATTTTGCCATGAAGCACGATTGGAAGATGTCAGATTATGTTCCGGTATGGCGAGGAACCATCGAAAGCGAAACCGTTGATGGTGCGCTTGAAGAGTTGTTCCTCATCTTCAACGTAGATCATCCAGCACAGTATTGCGGAAGATCGTTGAGTGTGAGCGATGTGGTGCTTCTTGACAATAAACCATATTATTGTGATCGTCTTGGTTGGAGCGAATGCCCAGACCGCTGATTAAATGATTATTTGAAAGGAGACAGTATTATGCTGAAACTTAAAAGAGAAAAAATCAATGTTTTTGGCGAAGCAAGTATTTCTCATGTTGAGAAGTTGGGAAATACCTACGTGGTTATTCGTGAGTGTGACGGCGTGGTTCTTGCAAAAGGAAAGGAACTCAAGGGATATCTTGGTGATATTATCCGTACTATGTACACTGGGGAAACGAAGTATGATGGAGATTATATTCTTACATCAGATCTTCATGGAATGATTTGTAAATTTCCTTACGGTGAACCTTGGGAATTGTATGTTAGACACTGAAAGCGAGGAGGCAAAATGAAACTGCGAAAACGCTATACAATAGAGTACATCGACAACGAAAGAGATTTGGCTATCCTGAATGCCGGAACTCATTCTGCGCCGTGGGAACTCTTCAAAAAGGAAATCATTGAAGAGAAAGATGCACATGATGCCTACACTGGTAAGGAAAGCATTGACGGAAAAGCATGGACAAGATTTATGTTATGGTCGATTTGTCCTGATCAGATATACATCAGTAACGCAAACAACGTCACACATCCGCTTTTCTGTCAGATGTGGATGGAGCTGTTGGATGAGGAAGGGAATGTGGTCTATGAAGACTTATGCGAACTTCCGAGTACGGTAAAACACAGTATTTATTCTGCCATAAACGGTCAGGCGAATAATGAATGTAATACTTTAAAGGAATCTGTAGTTGCCTTGGAAGACGAAATCAATAACTATAAAGCATTTATTAAAAAGTACCATGCAGAAAAATTATTCGATGATTTTAGAAGGGAGAACGTATGAAAAATGTAAAATGCTGTAAATGCGGAACTTACTTTGATCTTTATAAGTTCGGCGCTCCGGGTGATCCGACAAGAAACATTTGTTGGAGTTGTTACCCGCCAACCTATGCTCCAGCTACTAAGAGAAATCTTAGTGGTAGTTGGAGTGAATTGGATGCACTTGAAGATAGATGTGTAAATGATTGGAAGGAGTGATATGATGAAGGTTTATTATGAGGAAACTTATGGCAAATACTATGAGGTAGATGCTACAAATAATCATGAAGCTGAACAGAAACTTATTCAGCTCATTGGCGAAGGCAAAGAGAACTCGCCAGATGAATGTAAAAATTCTGTAGTTTGCGCTCTGATTGGAAACGGTAAACCTGATTTCCAGATTATGGGCGAAAAGATAGAGACACTGAGTGATGCTGAAAAGGAATTTTACCTTTGGCATTTGCTTCGGTTCTACTACTCAAAGAAACTAATTGCCGACAAGAAGAAGTATGAGAACGATCATGCTGTAGTCGATCAGATTGATAGATTGGAGCGGAACGTAGCAGAGATTGATACTCTTCTTTGTTATGATATGTTCTAAATAACAACATATTAAACCGCCATCTTGAGCAACGACAGCACCAAATATACGGTGTTTTTTAATTAAGGCAAATTGATGGACGGTTTAAATTACAATTTAATATTAGAATCTGCCGATAAACATCTGTTTGTCGGTAGTCGTGTGGTATTAAATTGTGTTTCATCTAAAGAAAGGAAAGGTAACTATGAGAAGTGTATCAACTGTAGAAATTCACACGTTCAAGTTCAAAGGGACAGCCAAAATCTGTAGAGTTGTTTCTTCCATCAAAAACGGAAAGAACTTCCTGACATTCATTGGATGGAATCCGTTTCCTTGCTATTCAATGGAGACTACTTGGCGAGTATTCGTTAAGTGGATGACGGAAAACGGTTGGGAAGAAGCCAAAGGTATCACGCGGATTGTTACGGTTAAGGAGGAAAACTAATATGATGATTCCGAGCAACTACGAAATTAATGTGGCAACTACGTCAGAGCCAAAGGCAAAGTACGGTAGACATTACTGTACTATTGAACTTGGTGATTGTTCTACGGATGTAGCGATGGAGAAATTCAAGTTTATCAAGGAAATTTTCCCCGACAACTGGAATCTTTCTCTTCATGAAATCACTTGCTATGGAAAGGAAATTGCGAAATGAAAAATCCATGTTTCAATTGCGGGTATAACTGGTATGATGAGGATCTTGGTTATGAAACTTGCCACTATCCTGAAGATGAACCGCATGAGTGGGCACCTTGCGAAGCGCAGGATGAAGCTGACCGCATTGCAATGGAAGATGAAGAATACCAAAATTTTATAAGACAGATCGAGGAGGAATATGAGAATGAGTAAAATTGATTATAGTGCTGTAAAGGAAATTCTGAAGATCTTCGAAGATAAACCGAATGGTTTATGGTACGGAATTCCTGGCATTAACTTCTACTTCTACAACACACAGACAGACCCTGAGATTGAGTACAAAGGCAAACGTTGTAGTTGCTACATCGTTGAAGATACTATGTGGGAGAGATTTCATGAGGATGATCTTAGTGATCCAAGTGAATTCCCACGGTATATGATGGAAAACAAAGATGAAGTTTACGAACTTTGTGAACTTGCACTTTTCGGATAGGAGAAATTTTATCTATGGACATTAAGAGTTACCACAATAAAAGAAACCCGCACAAGTTCATTGATGTAAAGCACACTGCTGATCGCCACTATATGTGGAGACAGCGCATGGTATGGGACAACGGAGTTATTAATCCAGTCGGCACTCCAAAAGGAGGATTTCGCCGTCAAAACAAGAGAACGATTGATGAAGTGTTGGAAGATTATGATGAGGTGATTTGATGTTAAGTGAAAGATTTCAGAGAATGATTTTTGAAGCGCACAAGGCAGATCATTACGCAACTATTAAACATGCAGGATTCGAGTATGGAATTGCATACAATCCGCTGGCAACGATTCATACTTGGATCATTAGAAGAAAGGAAACAGAAAAGGATTTTCACTGGTTACAGCCATTAAGTGAGAAAGTAAGGTGATTTGATGAAAAGAATTATTAAAATTGATACTGAGCCTAACACATGGAGTTATTTATATCCTGATGAATGGAAAGGATTTATATATGGCCCTGAAGAAGAGTTTGATAATGTTTTCGTTATAGTTGCTCCAAGCGATTTCAATCGTTCTACTGATGCTTCTTGGTATCAGAAAGCTATTGAGTATCTTGAAGAGAATGATATTCCTAATAACGAAACGGAAGTTATGAAAGCACTTAAAAAATTATATCCAGATGATGAATTTGATACATTTGACATCACTGGATATGTTCAAGGTGAATATGCTACTGTAATTTACAAGGTAAATGGTAGTGAATTTTCAGATGGTTTTAAAGAATGTTTCGGAGATTTCTACTTTGGTTATGTAACGGAATTTATTGACGAAGAAGAAAACGTCCATAATTTTATTGCAGACAGCGAATTTTGGGAACATGAAGATAAAGATCTGAGAGATTTCGTTTGCGATATTTTCAATATTGATCCTGATGAAGATATTGAGATTATGAAGTCAAACGGATATACAATGGTTAAAAATTGGGAGGTGGTAAGGTAATGAATCACAGGATTTATCACGAAAAAATGTATCTTAACAATCTTCTTCTCTCTCAGTTTAAGGGAGATAAAGAAAAAGTTGAGATAATTAACGAGAAAATTGTTGAACTTAAAAAGGAGTACAGAAAATGGCTCAAAGAGAGGCATGATTTGTACTATGGATATTATGAGAAACCGATTGGTATAATAACCGCTTCTTATTGGGAGAATGACAGCGGTTGGATGAAGGTGTTGATTAAAAATCAGCACTGGTCTGAAGAAGAGAAACAGAAATTCATTGAAGAAAACTGGATTCATTATAAATGGAGTCAGTACGATTGTACTGGTCAAGTTTTCACTTGGGCAATTAATGTTTTTAATGTCCCGAGTGGTGTAGTAGCTTACATCCGTAATGCAATGGATGTTTGATTAAGGGAACTGGTAATTTATCAGTTCCTTTTTTGATTCGAAAGGATATGTAACTATGGCGAATTTTATTCAGGGTGTTACTAATTATGAAGAATGGAGAGATCATTCAAAGGATAGTAAGGTTTACAAAGAACGTATGTCTCTGATAAGCGAACTACTTCCGAAGAAAAATAATCTTGGAGTTCTCGATCAGTATCGTTTAGCGAATGCATTGGCTGTTTCTAAACTTACTGGAAAACTTGAAGGATATTATGCAATCAGTACTTCGGTTTTAATGAATCCGATTTGTCAGTCAAGAGCGAAATGTGAAGGATGTATTTGTAAAGATTGTTATGCAGCACAAGGAGCTTCGAGGTTTTCTGGCTTGTCTCAGGGATTGGAAACCAATTATCTGATACTGAATAATTTCTTGTTAGATGAAGAGGTTCTTGCAACTGTGCCAATTCCTTCAACTAATGGAAAGTCAAGAATAGAATCTCATGGAGATGCCGCAACCACAATTTGTGCAATCAACCACAAGAGGATTGTTAATAGTCACAAGCATTTGTTCTTTGGTGTTTGGTCGAAAAACCTGAATTTCTACAATACAGCTTTTGAAGCAGAAGGGAAGCCAGATAATATGAATTTTATTGCAAGCTCCCCAATTGTAAATGAAGTAATGGAAATTCCATCTGATTACAAGTGGTTTGTAGACAAACTGATGACAATCTATGAAACGGAATATGCAAAACTTCATAATATTCAGATTAACTGCGGTACATGGAATACTGGTGATTTAGATCATCGTTGTAAGCTGTGCGATAGATGCTATGACGATACAAATAAAGAGTTTTATATTAACGAACTTAAAAAATAAATATTAAATACAAATTGACAAAGGCAAAAACAGGAGGTAAACTGATGGAAACTATGGAAGTGTTTAAGAAAGTACGAATCCTTAAAGACGGTAACGCATATCCTTTGTTCATCGACAAAAGGAAACCGTTCCAGTTTGGAGAATGGATGAAAGCCGAATTTCATCCGACCAAAGGGTTCGCTCCGAGGTCACTTGGTAAGGACGAAAACGGAGAAGAAATTGGTGGTTATCACTGCTGCTTTCAGCCTGTTGCTCCACACATTGCAGATGAACTTAAGTCTGGCGAGAAGCGTATGTGGATGAAGTGCGAAGCAAAAGGAAAGATGCAGAAATATGACAGACCCGAATCTCAGGGTGGTGCATGGTTGCTTGTCGAATGGCTGAAGCCGATTGAAATTATTGCAATTTGAGGTGGTGATTGAATGAGAGATGTATTGTTTGAAAAACTGTTTCTTGAACCTGAGCGGTGGGAAACAGCAATAGCTAAGGCAAAAGCAAAAGGGATTGATAAATCCGAATTATCTCTGCTGTGTGATCCTAACGTTCGTATAGTTCTTGCGGAGAAAATCCTCACAGGGAATTATGCGATAACACCGCCACATACGCAGTTGATTCCTAAAGATAAACCCGGCGAATTTCGCACGGTATATATCAATGAAAACATTGATCGTGTGTTCCTTAGTATGATCAATGATTTGTTAATGGAAATGTTTTCCGATATGATCCATCCAGCTTGTAAATCATACCAGAGTGGTATTGGTTGCGGTAAGGTTGTAAAAGAAACAGTATCATATATGCGAAATATTAAAAATAATGACATTGGATGGAAATCTGATTTGTCAAAATATTTCGATTCAGTTCCTCTGTTTGCGATTGATAGTATCTTCGATACCATTGAAGCGAGAGTAGGAAAATCTGCGGTTATTGATATTGTTAGAGATTATTACCATCAGGATTTGTGCTTCAATACTGATGGAAATCTTGTACAGCATTATCAATCATTAAAGCAAGGTTGCGCTGTTGCATCATTTCTTGCAGATGTTTTGTTGTTCAATATGGATGACAAGATGAGTAAGTTTGCAAAGAGAAACGGTGGTTATTATTGTCGTTACTCTGATGATTGCCTGTATATTGGACGCAATTACAACAAGGCAATGGATATTATGAAAACTGAACTTGCAAAATTTAAGCTGACGCTCAATCCAAAAAAGGTTGAGTATCTGAGAAAAGATCGTTGGTTCAAATTCCTTGGGTTTAATCTCAAGGGAGATAAAATCACATTATCCAAAAGCCGTGTAAAAACTTTCCAGAAGGAAATTGAAAAGCGGACAATCAAAGACAAAAAGGCAAGTCCAACAAAAGCCAAGAACAACGTAAATCGTTACTTGTATGGTGGCGAATATAGTTGGGCAACATCAGTGCTACCAATCATTAATGTTGAAAAAGATATTAATGAATTGAATTTGTTTGTTATGGATTGCATTAGGGCGAAAATGACAGGCAAAACAAAAGTTGGCGGTCTTGGCTCTATCATCACTGGAGAGTATACAATTCAGCGTGGAACTGGTGCCAATGTGACGGCAAACCGCAACAAAACACCAAAGGAAATCGTTGGTTATATTACTCTGATGTGTGCAAGAAATGCACTTCTTACTGATAGATCGGCATATGAGACTTTGGTAAGGATGCTTCTTAGTTAACGGTTAATAGCGGAGGATACCGTAATGGAAACAAGGGAGTATCCGTTTAATATTGCAGCTTTTCATAACCTGGATAAGTGAGGCTTGACGGCCTCCATATCCAGGTGAGATCAGCTGCTATATATGAAGCTGTTATAGAAATATCCCGCTACTCATGAGTTTCCAAAGCAAAATTAATGAAAGGAGAAGCAATGACGATTTATGACAGACTGGTTCAGTCAGTAGAGAACGGAGAATATTTCTCTGTAAACCTTGAAACAAAATCTCTAAGAATTGGAAAGGAGATGGTAATTGATGAAGGTAACTATAGCGGTGAGTTGATTGGCGATTTGCCGTGTGATCATTGGGAGATGTTGGAAAGATTATTTATTAACTATTATCTTTCAAGACCGGGCGCATGGTCAGAGCGAAAGAAAAGTTATTTTGCCGCAAAAAATGTAAAGGAGATGAGTGATATTGAGTTAGCTTGCGGCGAGTCACGGTTGGTAGCACAGGCAAAACTTGAGGGTTTTGTGTTATGTGCTGTACTTAGTGGACTTCTCAAATGGAATCCGTTGTATGGAAATTGGTTCTGGAAATCAAAAAGATATCCTGAACTTGTGTTGCTGAAGAATTGGTTTTAATTGTAATCATTACATACTACAAAACAATTATTAAAGGAGATCAATCTTATGATGAATAGAGAAGAAAGAAACAGTATCCTCAAGGCAGCTGGCATCGACACTGGAAAGTTTGTAGCAATGGACGTTCCCGAAGGTGCAACGATTATCATTGCAACTCCCGATGGAAAGCAGTGTAAGTTTGATCGGAATGGTAATCCGATTGATGAGATTCTGAAGAAAGTGAAGGATGTTGGATATATCAAGGAAGATCCTCATTTCCGCCGTTGGGTGATGGCTCAGACGTTTGATATCCTTGAGTATGATGGCTCAATGGAAACGTATATCAAGCGCAGAAAAGGCGGGTATTACTACCAGTTCGAACAGACTCTGGACGAACTTAAGGCAATCTCGAAGATGCTTAAAGGAATTGCAAGGGATAGACGTTCGATGTTTTTTACAAAGACTGTGGTGATCAATCTTTGTGAAGATTATCTTGTTCATCTGAGGAAATATGTTGACGAACTTCCTGTTAAAAGTCATCGTGGTATGCCTTACAAGAAGGTAAAAGGATTCTGTCAGGGAGTTCACTGTAAGGATATTGAAGGTCAGGTATTCGCTCCGCTTGAAGCACCTCTTAATAGAATTAAAGAGTCTTGGGGTTATAGTGATTATTGGATCATGTATAATGCTTTTCAGGAGTTTGTATCTCATATGATCAAGATTAATCTTAATGATGCAAAACTTTGCAAAGCTTGGGTATCAGCTTACAAAGGAGCTGGTGCTTATTACACACTCATGGGTCTGATCAAGTTCCATGATTGCCGTGTGTATGAGCATATTGGTTGCCGTTATAATTGCACAAAAGTAAAACTCAGCCTTGATGCCTCGATTAAAGCTGTCGAAGATAAAGTAAATGAAATCTATAGATACAATTGGAGAGGTGCTGACTGGTATCTTCTTTACGGAATGATGAAGGAAGTTATTGAAGATAATAACTTCGATTTCCGCAAGAAGATGAAAGAAATCTACGGAAGGTAATGTAGTAACTGGAACACAAATCCACTTTGCACAATACTATCTGATTTAAGATAGCGGGATAGAATAGAATCAGCTACCCGGATTGACTTCCCGGCTGCTGATTCTATACATCAACCGCTATTTATTGAAGCGGTTAAAGATATTTGTGAGAGATAGTTGAGTGTGAGAGATAACAATGTGGTGTTAAGTTAGCAAGGCAGATTAATTCAATAAAACGCCAGATATAGGATCCATTTGTCCAGCCTGACGGAACTGGTAAATGGATCCTAATATGGTCGTTTAATATGACGCTTTTATAGTTACCACACAAATCTGATGAGCTAACTAATTACTAAAGCAAAGACGCTTTCATAAACAAGGTAACTGAAATTTAGTAGGCAACGTAATTAAACGCGATACTCGACCGCCTTGTCAGGCCGTATATTTCGCGCTAATTCCGGCTCTACATGAAACACTTAAAGTAAGTCTTCGTGGTTAATGAGTTTATGATAATTTAGATAATAAGGAGAGTGATCAAATGAAAGGACTTCAAAACAACATGGTATTTAACAATCTTCTCAGTTACGAACGCAAAACACTTGAACGTCTTGCGGAAATTGAGCGAGAGGATGCCGACCGTTGCGAAAGTTGCGGTGGTGAAGATTGTGTCTGTTGTGAGTATTATGTAGACCGTCAGAAATGGAAATCGCCCGAAGAATTATTTGGTCATGAACTTGGTGATCCTATGTATGATGATTATGATTGGTATGGTTATACAGAAGAAGAGGAGGAAATCGAATGATGAAACTTACAACGCCGACTAAAAAAGAGGACATCTTGAATTTCATCATTACACTCTGGAAAACTACAGAGAAAGAGTGTAAAGCAAACGAAAACGGTGACCCAAGAGATATGATGTATTACCGTGGCAGATATACAGCAATGCTTGATTTACTGAAAATGGTTAAGATTTATGAAAAGGAGGAAAATAATATGATGAATATTGATCTTAGAAATAATAACCTTTGGGAAATGATGACTGAGTTCCTTAATGAAAATATTGAGGAAAACAACGGCGCAATTGAAAATGAAAAGCTGTGGGTAAAAGGAAGTGAAACACCAGAACAGGCATCACTTCATGAAGGGAATATTGAAGAACTCTCTGAATACAACGATATTCTTCAGTATGCAATTGATCATGGAAAGATTGTATGTGACAAAGAAATCCATATAATTTGGACGCAGCAGTTGTTTGAAGAATATAAAGAAGTCTTGGTAGATAGTCAGGAGAATAATCGTATTTGGTATGGTGATGATTTTAGTAATGATGTAAATCTTATTAAAGAAGTAGATGAGATTCTTGCGGATATTAAAAATACGTGGGAATAAAATCCAGATTTTATGAAAGGAGATAAAATTAATGATCGAATGGATTCTTCAGGTGGATGGTCAGAATATGTTACAGGTTCATTATTCAATCAGATACAATCGCTATATATTCCCCGATAGTTATGGGAATTATGAAACAAATATGACACGACCACAGCGAAACTTCATGGATAATTCCATCAAGGTGGAAATGCTTAATGCCGATGGTTGGTTTAGAACGTTCTACTATTGGTTAGACAAAGATAATCCTAATAAAGCAATCATGTCACAGGTTAGAATAAAAAATCAGTTATATAGAAATCACAATGACTAATAAAACTCGCTTTTGATGAAGGGAGATGATTTAATGAACGGAATTCCAAACTGTGTACCTGAGTATTACCGCTCACTTCAGGATGACTACGACCATGAATGTGAACTGGAAATGAAAAGGCAAAATTGGTATGAGGAGAATAAAGCATATCGCCGTCAGAAATACATTGACGGTTGCAACGAACTCCGTTTCTATCCAAGCGAATGTGAACATTGTAAGCATGGAGAAGAAGCAAAACCAGATTCTGAAATGGATGATATGCCGACAATGATTTGCAGCAATTGGAGGAATTGCCTGGTTTTCAGAAAAGATGCTAAAGAAACATTCCCTGATGTGCCGTGGGAAGAATATTGTAATTGGCGTGAAGAGTATGTAAAGAAGATTAAGAAGGGAGAAATCTAACATGGCAAAAGTTGTTATTATCAATGATGATGGTACTCAGAGATTAGTAAGGGAAGTTGCTGACAATTATTATACTGGAGATATTCTTTTTAAAGATGATTATTTTGCAACAAAACTCTGGTGCAGAGATGATATTGCAATGAGAATTGAAAATAATTATGGTCGTGAAGCAACAGAAGAAGAAATTGATAATGTTATTAATCATGGAGGTAAATGGTGGGGCCTTAATGATTGTACAGATGGTGAATGGGACTGTATTGATTGGGAAATAGAAGAGGTTCTTGGTAAAAATATAAAAACATCTGAACTGATTAAAGGATTGCGTGAAGCCATGAAAAACAACGATTTGAAAGGGAGTGATACTTAAATGAATACATGTGTTGGTTGTTATTTGAATTTATTCTCTGATGAAAGAAAAATGGATTCGACTGATTTGCTTGACGATAAACTTGATATTTATATTATCTTTGCAGAATGGAAAGGTGATGATGAAATGCCAGAAGCTGAACTGAGAGCAAGAAGCGCAATTGAAAAATGGAAAAACAAGTATTATCCAAGAGTTAATCCTGACAACCCCAAAGCAATCAGATCGATTGCTCATAAATTAAAAAAGGTTCTTGAAAGAGAATTTTATGAAGAAGCAATATTTATCCATGTTGATGCAAAACAGATAGTATAAAACGGTTATTTTAATGCAGGTCTTGTAGATTAATATAATGATAAGAAAGGAATTAGTCATGGCAAAGTGGGTAAAAACTTGCAAGGAATTTTCAGATGTAAGGGAACTTATTAAAAAAGTTGACAGCGTGGGCATTATGAAATCGCTTCTTAATATCTGTCGGAAGTATTCAAAAGATGATGATTATGATTTCGCCTATGATTTTGAATCTCTTGGCGATGATATTGAGGAAGAACTTTTGGATGAAGACAACGTAAGAGAAGATGAGGATGTTGCGGACTATTACCTGGGTGAGTTTTATGATCTTTGTGATGCTGCAAGGATTTGGCTGGCAATGTAAATGGATTGGATGTAATAAAAGATAGGTTTCATGAGAGGAGAAACAACAATGAAACTTGGAACAATCGTAGTTGTAACTGTTGATAAACCTGATGGTTGTGATTATACAATTACCAAAGGAAATATTGGCGTGATTAGTGAGATTGAACATCATGTTTTATATGATACCGATTACACTGTTCATACTGCAACATCCGATTATGTATACGGCATCAATCAGATTAGAGAAGCAACTGATGAAGAATGTAGAAAAGAACTTTATAGACTGTTGACAAGGTAAAATAAATTTTAATAAAGGAGAATAACATATGAAGCAGATTTTTATTATGACAAGTGTTACTGTTGATGTTACTGATGAAGAATATGAAATATTTCGTGATCTGGCATATGATGGACGCAGATTAGATAATCCATATTCTAATATCAAAGCCCCAGATTGGATCATGAAACGAGCAAAGGAAAATGGAGTTTTAGATGATGATGGTTGGATATCTGATAGTTCATTTTATCGTCCAGTGATGTATAAAATTAGTAATATAGATGAAGATTTTGAAGAAGAGGAGGATGAATAATATGGCGGTAACTCGCACATGGAAAGTTTATGGAATGGATGGTCATAGGCAGAAAGAAAGTTTTAGCCCGTCTGTTAGATGGGATTGGTCTGACGAAATTGATGGTGTGCGAATTTTCGAAGCTGAAAATTTTGACAAAACTGGAACACATGATTACTCGATAATCCATATCACACGCAACACATGGGAAGAATGTGATGAAGAAATGGAGGGTCAGATTTGTGACGGATATTTTGAAAACGCAAGAGTCGGTAATGTTGTAGAAATTTATTAAAGGAGAAATTGAAATGAAATCAAATAAAGAAAAGGTAATCTTCCGCAAAGTATTTGACCCGTTTATGAAAATCTGGAAGTATATGTGTATTTTTCCAGATGAGGAAGCAAATCTTGGTTGTGTTGGATGTGTAGAAATCTGGGAAGAAAATGGAAAGTGGTGGCATGATCCGTATTGTGAGGTTAATATCTTCAACACTTATAAATGTAAAATCATTCATAAGACAGATGAGATAGTTCCGAAGTTAATTAATGCACTTCATAAATTATATGATTGTGATTTTGAAGCTGTTGAAAAAATCACATATAACAAACATAAAGCGAGGTCATTATGAGCAAACCAAAGCGAGATAAACTATGGATTAATGATATGTGGAAAGTTGATGATGATATGGGTTGTCATTGCTGTTACCAGTATTACAACGGAAAGTGTAATGCACCTGGAGGACGTTTTGATCGTGGTTATTGCGAGGCTTTTATCCATAGGGATGTTTATAACCATAAGCAAGAACATGATGAATATGAAGAGTATATGAATAATTGGAATTAGAAAGGAGATGTTAATATGAAGTACGTAATAAATATTAACCACTATACTTATGGTAGCGGATATAGCTACACAGAGACATTTGATTCTGGTACAACAGAAGATACTTTTACCGCAAAAGAATGGTTTGATGGACTTGATGAACCATTTGTACTTGATGAAAACGAATGGATTGAGATTGTGGTTTATTTCTACAATGATGGAGATGATCCAATGTTTGTCAATCCTGTATTGAAGTCAACTTATAGTTATTAAAGGAGAAGCGACTATTTGGCTATTTGAGGATGAACTGGAGGTGATTCAATGAGAGATGGTTGGCATAAGATCTGCGGATATGATGTTTATGTAGAGAATGACAAAGTTCTTAGAGGAACTAAGTATAATGGACAACTTCCATCATGCGTTTACAGGTCGTGTAAATCTGGTGGATGGGATAGGGAATATAAAATATCTGTCGATGCGTTTCGAGCTGGTGTCCGCAGAGGAACAATTAAAATGTTTTGAAAGGAAATATGATTATGAAAACAAAAATTTATGTTGTAAGTGGAAGATTTGATACAGAAATTATTGATCCGTCAGTTTTTAAAACAAGAAAAGATGCAGGGATTTATGTATCTGATTTTATTTATAAAACTGCATCAATGAGTTATGAAGATGAAGAAGGTTCAAACGAAGAATTAGATCGTGATATCCTTGATGAGTGGGCTGAAAACAATGGATATGAATTCCATAATGATGAATATGGTGGTGTGTTTTATGATGGTGGTGAATATACGGAACTGGTAATTACTGAACACAAAATTGAAATTTAAAAGGAGATGATCAAATGAACGCAAAAACAGCATACTCTCATATTAAAAGAATGAAAAATTATTATGGACTTCTTGGTTTTACAATTGCTGAATCCGTAAACGAAATGGATAATTCATATGAAGATATGGGTTATCATCTTGATGATGTGATTAGTGAAAATCCAAATCAGATTGATTTGATCGAAAAGGTGGTCATTGCATTGAGTGGTTACTGCTTTGAGACAATCAAAGATAAAATGAAAGACAATAGAGATTACTATAATAGTTTGTAATTAAAGGAGGTTATATTATGACGCTGTATGATTTCATTAAGGCAGATGATTGTTGTTATGATACTTATGATGATGTGTGTGATACAACAGTAACAGTAGATATTAATCTTGAACCTGAAGATGACTATGATGAGTTCTGTGTAGAACTTATTAAGAAAATCGAGGTAAAAGGTAGGGAATATGACGGAAATCCAGTATGTGGATGGTATGATTATATCAAAAGAAATTTACCGAGATTTAGACAGTTCGCAGATGATTACTGGGTTAAGAATAATTATAAAGATGAATACAATTTTATCTGTGAGTGGATTGAGGAACTACATAGATTCCTTGCTGGATATGGAGAGGACGATCAGTATTGGTACTATAAACAGGAACTGGTTGATAAGTGTGAATAATTAAATATGAAAGGAGAACGAATATGCCAGAAATCACATGGGATATGATTATTGATAATTTAAAGGAAAGTGACAAACACTTGGAACGATTTGAAATCAATAAGGACGGTGAAATTCTTTGCAAAACAGAAGAGGATGCAAATTGTATAGCTGATTTCATTGAATGTTTGCTTGATGATGTAGTATGTACCTCTTCTTACGTGAATGATGATAAATGGAGTGATGGTTTTAGATGGGAACTTCATTTGAATGGTATGTGATGAAAGTCGCCTTTGATGAGAGGAGAAAGATAGATGAAGAATGAACGTATGATTGTTGAAGGATACGATGGAAATTATTACTTTTTTGATTATCCTGAAGATGATGAAAGGGAAGACGGAATTGGTGCGGTAGATGTTAGTGATGAAATTGGTTGTCATCAGTGTAAAAGATCCGCTCTTTATGATGATATGAAGGGATATGTAGATGAATTACAGAACGAAGAAAAACTTCCTGATGGTAATTACATCGTAACTTATTTCTTCTTAAATGATGACTTAGATCTTGAACAGAAAGTTGATTTTGGTATTAGTAAAAGTGAGATTGTTCAGAACGTTATCAGTCAGAAATATATTGAGGGAGCAGATTATTTCAAGATGGAACAGTTAGTAAGATACTAATAAAAGACACGTTTGATGAGGAGATGATTAAATGAGAGATATTAGAAAACTTGAAAGAATCGAAGATAATGGTGGTCGTTATACGTTTTCCGTTTGGAAAAACGGAAACCATGTAGATGGTAATTTATATGTCGGTGGCTGTTTTGAAGAAGCAATGAAACTTGCGAAAGAAAATGATGCGGATGAGATAGAAGCTACCGTCTGGTATTCTGAAGATGATTATAACAATAGGATGGAAGCAGATGATTATATTGTAGTATGGCATAGATAAAACGACAATTTGATGAGAGGAGATAAAAGATATGGTGGTTAACAATCTGTCTCAGTTTAAGAAAGCTATGAAAGATGGTCATGTATTTGAAATTATTGAGCATTTTATTAAACCAGAGAGAAATGGAGAAAAGAGAGTGGTTCAGGTATTGCAGACAAATGGTATGTATACCGGGATTTATGGTAATCCAACCTGTGAAATTAGTACATGCAACAATGGAAAAGGATCATGGATTAAATTTGGGAAAGCAAGTGATTGGACATTTTGTAATGGTATTTGCCAACAGAAATATAAAGGAATACCAATCTGGACATTGAGAGTTCTTGATGAAACTATCTAATAAAAATCAAGTTTTATAAAAGGAGATGATTTAATGATTACACCAAAAGGAATTAAAAAAGTAGTTCATAATAATGAGAGATATGTAAACATTCCGAACCGTGCCACCATGGACAACATGGTTTACTTTGTTGCAGATCTTTTAAAAGAGGCTGGTGATACAGAAACCGCAGATAAAGTACGTGAGTTTTATTACAAATTGGAAGATATGAGTACATTTGAAATAGCAAGAGAAGAAATTTGGATTGGATAAAGGAGATAATATTATGAATATTCAAACATGGAAAGTTGTTGATACAATAAATACATATTGGGAGGGTACCGGAAAATATCAGGATATGTATAACAAAATGATTAAGGAAGTTGAAACAGGAAAATGGGATTGGAATAAGACAACTAGATTTGTATTCTTTCGTTACTATAGATTTTATAACGATGGAGATTGCCCACCAAGTATGAAATATAAGTTAGTGGATTATGCAAAATCACTTGAGGAAAAAGCAGATGATCGTGTTTTAAAAGAATGGAAAAGATTTATTAAAAGAGATAGGAGATGATCGAATGAAAGTAAATGAGTTATTACCAATTATTAAAGAAACAAAAATGTTAGTGGTTATTGAAATTCCACAAGATGAAACAACTGGTTGTCATAGTTTTATTTATGGTTTGGATAATATAACACAAGATATTATGGATGAAGATGTCTGTCTTATCATACCGTATGAGAACTTGAACAGATTAATAGTTTGTATTAGTAATGGAGAAATGAAATGTAGAAGTTCTATTTATTTAAGTTTACTGTGATGAAAATCAAATTTCATGAGAATGATTGAGATACAACAGTTATTAAAAGAAAGGAAAACAAATATGAAATATTACATTATCCCCAAAGAAGAAATTGCAATGGAAATTGAAGATGCAAATGTAAAGAACAACATTGATGCTATGATGCATTTTGCAAATTACATGAGCCTTGATATGGATGAATATTTTAAAGCAGTTACCGAGGAAGAGTATGATAAAATTAAAAAAGAACGTGATTTTGACGCAGTACATTCTCAGTTTGTCAATTGGGCAAAAGATGTAATCGAAGAAGATTTTGACGATTATGAATTTGACGAAGAAACTATTTCTGAACTTGCTGAAGATGCTTGGTATATTAATTGCGATGGTGAAGGATATACTGAGTATGAATGTATAGAAGCTGCTATTGAAGAATATGAAAAAATGCAAGAGGAGGATGAGTAATGGAATTCACGATAACAACAAACATTGAACTCGCAGATATTCAGAATACTGTTGAAACGTTGGAAGATAAACTTAATTGGTTGGAAGATAATTATTCTTATGCTGTAAATGAAATTAGAAAAATAAAAATTGCGCTTGAAGTGCTGAATGATCTGGAAACTGATGTTGCAAATATGGATTGAAAGGAGAATAAAATGAAAATTACTTATGAAGTCCGGTATATCAGAAAAGATGGTTCATTTGGAGCATATTGCGGAGATGACAAAGAAGCATTCGATGTTGAGATTAAAAATTGTGAGCGTTGTGGATTTGAGTATGAAGCACGTATTAAAAAAGAAAAACCTAAAAACGATTCTGTCGAGTTTTATTATAAGCTATGGAGAGCATTAGAGAAATCATTAGCAAACGAAGATGAACTAGGATGCCATGCAAATGCAATTATTGTTCAGCTTGGAAGATCAGTTGATAGTAATTACAAATATTATGACGAAAAATTTAATGCATGGCTGGATTATTTCTTGAATTAAATATTGAAAATAAAGAAAGGAGATGTTTTTATGAGAAGAGGTAGACCGAGTAGACCATCATGTTATCTTGAAAAATGTAGAACTGGTTATTTTGGATTGGAATACACATATTCGTGGATTGCTCGTGATAATTGGAATAATGAAGTAGCACGAGCGAAGACAAAGAAAGAATGCGAATATAAAGCCAGGTTGAATGGATATACACCCCGATAAAAGTCGCATTTAATTGAAAAGGAGAGTAAAATGGCTGAGAAGAAGAAATATCGTGTAACATGGGAAATTGTTGTTGAGGTAGAAGCTGAAGATCCTGATACTGTAACATCTTTAGCAGATGAAAAATGGTGTAATGGAGAAAATGAAATGCACTGCTATATTGAAGAAATTGAGTAATCAAATGAAATGAAATTCAGTTTTGATTGGAGGATATTTATGGGAAATTATAACTACAAAAACGCTGTTAATTATTTAGTAAAAGAGCTTAATACCGTAGGTAGTAGAGCTACATTACATGGAAAGAATAATCATGTAAAAGCTTGTTGGGATGATGCTGGTTATTATCTTTTATATATTGAAGATAGACAAGTTGGAATAGCAATGAAGCCAAAAGAATGCTGTATAGTATTAGAAGCATTGTGTAGTATATTGTAATAACAATATTATAGAAAGGGGATTTATATTATGACAGTAAATGATCTGCTTGATAACTTTGAAATTCAAGGCACACTTAGAGTACAGCGTTGGAATGAAGAAACAGAAGACATGGATGTGTTTTATGATAGCGATGATCATGAAAATGCGCTCGTAAATCGTGGTTATGAATGGCTGCAAAGTGAAATTAAATATATGTACCCATCAACAACTGAAAATAGGAATGATATTGAAATTCCACAGATTGTAATTGAGATTGAGTAAAGGAGATGATATTATGAACGTAATTCACAATAATAAACATGTATCAATGGAGTATATAGATATTTGTATGGATCTTGGCTTTATTCCTGAAACACGATTTGTAAAGGTTACTAATCGCGGAACGATTACGTTTACTGTTGGAAAGCCATATGAAATTAAAGCATTATATAAAAGTGTTATTGATCATGGTTATAAGCCATCTGGTAAGTTTGTTAAATATGTAAAGAATAATTAAAGGAGAATATGCTATGGCGAACTGGAACAAAATTTGTAACGAATTCAAAGAAGTAAGAGAACTTATTAATAGCGATGAATATTGTGGTTATGATATTCTTGATAAAGTCGCAAAAATCTGTGCCAAGTATGCAAAACAGGATTGGGATTATGCTTTTGATTTTGAAGATTTAGAATTGGAAATTGAGATTGTAATTGAGAATAAAGATTATGATGATGAAGATGATACTGTAAACTATTATCTTGGAGAGTTTTATGATTTGTGTGATGATGCCAGGGTATGGCTTGCGATTTAAGCATTAATTATCATGGATAAAATAAATAAAATATTAAAAAACATGTTGACAACAAATAAGTTTTGGAGGTATAGTATGTATAAGATAAATAGTGCAAACAAAATGATTTCGGGTTATAATTGGGAGGTGATTTAATTGAGAAAGCAACGCTTCATGGATCTGTCAATGTTCATCTGTCCGACCTGTGGAAAGACGTTCCCCATAATGCGTAATCACGGTCAGCATCGAAAGAAAAATCACATCAAGGATTTGTATTGCCCATACTGTAAGTCTGATCAGAAGTTCAAGGAAGTAAAGCGAGGGGAGTGTTTCAGGACACTGGACGGCGAACTGGTATATATGTAAGGAGAACTGATTATGTTAGCTATTTTTACAATTGGTTTGATTATGTTGGTTTGCGGTATTGCAACTATCAAAGATAACACTGGCATTGGTGTGATTCTTATGATATTAGGTACAGCATTTCTTAGTGCTATGGCAAGTATTGGATATTAATAGAAGGGAGATATACAATGGGATTTTTCGGATTGTTTGTATCAATGATTGGTCTTGGAGCAATGGCTAAGGATGCTATTAGTAATAGTATTTTTGAAAGTGATTCGTATCAGCGAGCTGTTAAAGATGGATATTCGTGGTATTTTACTGGTAACGGAAGTCAGATGAAATCTGTGAAAACTGGAAGATTATGTACGGAAGATATAGATTATAAAACTGGGCGTAGATGGCTGGTTGATTTAAAAACTGGAGAAAAAATTGAAGATATTACCGCAGAAGTAAATAAAGAAAGAGAATTAAAGATTAAACAAGAAACATATGCTAGAGGTGTAAAATTCTATAGAACAACTAGGTTTGATTGTCCGCCAAGATATCATTGTGACATTTATGTTAATGATGATATGCCAGGTAGATATTTTAGTTTGGTTCGAAGTATTCATGATGATGATAGATATGTAGAAGGTAAATTGGTTGATTGTGGGTACCCCCATGGAAAAAAGAAGGTTGAAATAGATTTAAAGAATTTGGTGCATTATAAGCCAGATGGGACGAGAGTAGAAAGGCAAAGACCGAGACAATATAATAGATAAAAAAATAGGAGTATTCTAATTATGAATGGTAGACAGGAAAATGAGAGAAAAATAGAAAACAAGATTAAAAAAATATTAGAAGATAAACCTAAAATATTGTTTAGTTATTACAGTACTTTAAATGACAAAACAGCAAAAACAAAACTTGTATATATTAATTATCTCATTGATTTTTTTGAATTTCTTAAAGAGCGTGGTATTGATACTACAAATATAAATAGCTTTAAAAATGTTAAGAAAGTAGATATGGATGAATATATTTTGTATTCTAAATTTAGAAAAAGAGGTGATACAACAATTGAAAATGGAAAAAGTATAATTAGATCAAGGATATTTGCTGCAAGAAATTTCTTTGATTTTTTAATTGATAATGAATATATAGAAAAAAACCCATGTGAAAAAGTACTTCTTCCAAAATTAAATAATCAAATTAGTGTTGTGTCGATGACAGATGAAGAAGTAAATACTGTCAAAAAAAGAATTCTCGATGATTCAAAATACAAAGAACGTGATTATGCTATATTTGTTCTTGCAATAAGAGTTGGACTAAGAATTAACTCTTTGATCGAAATTAATATTGAAGATATTGATTTTAATAACAATTCTATAATTGTTACAGAAAAAGGTGATAAAAAGAGAGAAGTTTATTTTGGCAATGATACAAAAAGAGCATTGTTAGAATATCTTGACGTAAGAAATCCTGTAGCAAAAACAAATGCATTGTTTCTGTCAAATAGGAACAGGAGAATGTCGTATAGTGTACCAAAAGATATACTTGATAAGTATGCTTCTGATTTCGGCAAGAGAATCACATGTCATAAAATGAGAAGCACATGTGCAACAAATTTATATGATAAAAGTGGAGATATATATCTAGTAGCCGATGTACTTGGTCATTCTAATATTTCCAATACAAGAAGGTATGCTAGAATATCCGAAACAAAGCGTAAAAACGCAGCGAATATATTAGATGAATTATAAATAATAATTAATAATTGAACTAAACAACAATTTATGTTATACTACATTAAAAGAAAGGAGGTTTATCCAATGCTTTATGGAGAGCGTAGCAGACAAGAACTCAATGACTTCGCTGAAAAACTGTTTGCGAAAAGTGAGATTATTAAAGACAAAACATCTCGCAGAAATTTATTTGATGAACTTAGTGACCGTTTTAATATGGACATATCAACCGCAGATGATCTCATTACATTTAAAAGAGATATTAAAGAATTTACAGCATTTCAAATCTTTTGTGTTGTCTGGTTTCTAGACCGAAACAGCCTAACCAAATTTTTCTCAGAACAAGAAATCAAAGCATTATCTAAAGAGAAATTCCAGAAGGAAACAATTAGTTTTCCATTGGAATTTAACATGTTGAGAGTAGCGGATGATCAGTGGGTCGGCGCGACATCATTGCAGGAACTCATGCGCATGAAAAGAGCAAGATTACTGAATTATGATGAGAACGAACAACGTGCGTTGCGTAGAGTTAAATTTGGCAATACTGAAATATATAAGCCGTATGTTAACAATCGTGCAGTAAAAGAAATAAAAGAAGCAATGTTAAACGGAACATATATCCCGGATATTATTACACTTAATCTACCAGACGGATCTGAGTATGAGTATAATAACGGAAAGTTAACCATATTCTCAATTCCAAGTGGTATGTTTAACTTGGATGATGGTTACCATAGGTATTTAGCAATGTCACAGATCAATGACGAAAATCGTGAATTTGATTATCCTATGGAATTGCGTATTGTTAACTTCGATCCAGGTAAGGCAACTGGTTTTATATTTCAGCAAGACCAGAAGACTAAGATGAAGAAAATCACTTCTGATACTTACAACCCAAATGATATAGCGAATAAAATTGCTACACGTATTAATAATGATAGACTCGGATGTAATATCGCTGGGATGATTGGACGTAATAATTCTAACATTGATCTTGGTGTCTTCACTAAATTAATCACTTATTTCTTCATTAAAAACAAACCAAAAAAAGAAGAGGAAATGAAATTTATCATATCTGTTCAATCAGAATTGACCACCAAATTCAATCTGATTACTAGTCAGGATGATACTTTTCTTGGTAAATATGATGATGTGATGTTGTTTACGGTTATGTATGTGTTCTCTTCAGATAATAACACGGAAAATTACGTAACAAACATTCGTAAGGTAATTGATTCTATTGCCGAGGAAGAAAAACGGTATTTTAATATATCATCATCTGGAGTAGTAAGGAAGAAAGCTGTATCTATCATAGAGAATAAATTGGGAAGGAGGTAAATCATGTATAATGAGGAGAGAAAGAAACAATATCTTGATGAAAAATCTGAGACAGCTATTATTGCACAAAACTTAGTTAATGCTTTTAATGATGCCGCTCAAATGGAAGAGAAATATGGGCGTGATCTATGCGAATGGACATCTGAAGAAATTATGGATTTCTACCGATATCTAAGTACTTCATCAGTACAGCGTCTTGTTCAGCTCAATAATAGTCTTGTTTCGTATACTAATTGGTGTTTGATGAATGGGTTGGTATCAGATAATCAAAATCATTTTAGCGAACTTAAAACAGAAACATTGATAAGATGTGCTGATGTTAAAAAATTGCTTGGCACTGTAATCACAAGAGAACAGCTTCTTGACGAAATAAGTGTGCTTCCGAACTATGTAGATAGATTTATTTTTCTTGGTTTGTTTGAGGGAATTCCTGTTGCAGATGATGTAATGAAGAATGTTAAAATTAGTGACCTTGATGGCGATATTCTTCATTTATCTAATGGAAATGATATTAAAGTTTCTCCAGAACTTCGCCATATTATGTTTCAGGCAGACGAAGAAAAAACGTCAATTAATATGCATCCAACAAAACATATTGAAATTCCATATAGGGATGAAGATACAATAATTAAGTATAAGGTAGGTGTAGGAACTGAAAACACGACAATTATGATTGGTGGAAGATTTAGGTCTTGTCTTAAATATTTGGGATTAGAATCCATGACAATGAAAACCATAAGAGAAAGTGGTAGGATTTATATGATGCGACATCTTGCGGAAGAATACCACATTACTATGGAAGAAACCATTACAATTGGAAACATTAGAAAAATTCACGAAAAAATATTTGGTAAGATCCAGAACTCGGTGACATATCTCAACACATACGGAAAGTGTTTTTGAACTGGCTGTATTTTTTACCATCTACCAACTGTATAATAATTTTACACTTGATAATATAATTGAGTGGTGGTAAAATATAGACATCCAATCGAACAAAGTTTCGATTAAGTAAGCAGAATAAAAAACTCCCCATGTTGCAGCATGAGGAGCAAATGCAAAACGTAACTCAATAACCAGAGTGACAATATTTATAAAAAGATTATTGGTAATCATTTTGCAACTTTATTATATCAAATTATAATAGAGAAATCAATAATATTTGCTTTGATGGTTGCCAGAGAAAGGGGTACAAATGACTAGTACTAAAGAAAAGCTGTTGGCAATGATTAACGCCGCTATTGATAACAAAATGGAAATGGATATTATTATTAGCTGTCTTAAGTTTGGGGCATGTTTAACAATTGTTCCAGATGATGTGGATGAGGGGGAGAATGAAATCATTGTATACTCTGGTATGGATTTTTATTCTATTGGATTATCTGGTGAATTTGATGACGGAGATAGATATATATGCTTGCAGACTGATGGATCAACAACTCATGCAGTAATGATAATTACTTTCTAATATATGGCGAGTAAATTCGCCTTTAATTTAATGAATAAAATATTAAACACAACTTGACAAAAGCAACCTAATCAAATAATATATCTAATATACAAATTATTAAAGGAGAGACACAAATGGAAATGAAAATTAAGTCACTGGAATATAAGCATTATGGCCTTACTGGTAAAAGAATTAATATTAAGTTTAACAATTCTTTTGATAATTTTCTGTATCATGATTTGTGGCTTCCGGCGAAAGTGGTAGCTGAGTATCCTAAGTTTCTGATGGTGGAAATTCTTCCTCATATTAATTTAAACCAGAGTATGGGAATTTCGAAACCGTATCAGGTTGGCGTTAATAAAATGAGAATTCATTTCGGTGAAGTTGAAATTAGGTACTAATCATTGAATAAAATGAAAGGAATATTTTATGTCAGAGATATATTTTGGTGAAATAACTCCAATTAGAATACGTGAACGTGCTGGAAAAACATATAGTGATTTAATGATTGATTACGTTAAAAAATATGGTGTGATAAATATGTGGAAATGGTATTGCATTGATAAAGGGAAGTTCGTTAAGGTAATCTAATAAATATCAAATATTAAAAATATCATAATCAAGAGAGGAGATAATACTATGGCAGCAAATGTTGAAACTATGTTTTATGTTGGCGAGACTCCGTGGCACGGTCAGGGAATTGAAATTAAAAATGCTCCTACTTCAGAAGATGCAATTAAACTTGCTGGACTTGACTGGGACGTAATTCCGAAACCTATCTATGATGAATTTGGTCGTGAACTTAAAGGATATAAAGTCAATCAGAGATCAACCGATAATGCAAACCTTGGTATCGTAACTGACCGTTATCGTGTTGTACAGAACAAAGAAGCCTTTGCTTTTACCGATGCACTTCTTGGTGAAGGGGTGACATACGAAACCGCTGGAAGTCTTGCATCTGGAAAAAGAGTCTGGATGCTTGCCAGAATGGAAAATACTACAATTGCAGAAGAGAATATTGATCCCTATCTGGTATTTACTAATTCTCATGATGGAACTGGTGCTATCAGAGTAGCGATTACACCTGTTCGTGTAGTATGTCAGAACACTTTGAATCTTGCTCTTCGTGATGCAGACCGCCATTGGTCTTGTGTTCATAAGGGAGATATCCAGTCCAAGCTAGAAGAAGCAAGATATACATTGTCCAGTGCGACTCATTATATGGAAGCACTCGAAGAAGAGTTTGGCGAACTGAAACTCAAAAAGGTGACAGAGAAACAGGTTCGTGATATGACTGAAAAACTTCTGCAAATCGAATTTGATAATCTTTATAAGAAAGCAATTAAAACTGGTAAGATTGTTGACTTCAAGCAGCAGAACGCAGAAGCAAAGATTACTCGTAAGAGAAATGATATTCTGAACATCTATTTCGATAAGCCGGATCTTCGTGGAACAGAACAGACTGCGTTTAGATTTGTTAATGCTGTTAGTGATTACTGCACTCATACTAACGATCACAAACAGACTAAGAATTATCGAGAAAATCTGTTTATGAAAACTATTGATGGTCATCCGATGATTGATACTAGCTATCAGCTTGCACTTGCAGCTTAAAAAGGGAGAGTTAATATGGAATATTATACTAAACTGCATACCGAAAAAGAGCCAATGCAAATTACTAAAGATGAAGCAAAATATTTTCTTGATGGAACGTACTCAAAGAAAGCTGTTGCTGATATTATCAACAATGAAAAAGCATTTAGATTGAGTACACCATATAGAGATATTTGGACCAAATCGGAAGATGATATGATTCCAATTCCAGGATTTTATGGAGTGTGCGAGTAATGGATAGTAAAACTTATTTTCGTTATGGGATGAGGCTCAGGGGTTATTCCCCTGGGTGTCAACCTAAAGGTGTTGTATTGAGGGAAGATGATACATCTGGTAAATACTATGACATCATTATTTATGACCGTAAACTTACAGAAAAGGAGGTTACGGATTATGAACTGGATGAATTGTTAACATAAAGGAGTATCTATGGTAAATGGAAATGCAATTGTTGGACGCAAGGTTTTAAGTGAAACAGATTTTTATGAAACTCCAAGGTGGGCAACTGAAAAAGCTGTTGAAGCCATGTTAATAGATGGTGTTATTAATAAGTATAATGAAATTTACGATCCTTGCTGCGGTGCTGGAGCGATTACTGATGTACTTCAAATCTATGGTTTTGAAAATTTAAAAGCATCTGATATTCAGACTGAAGAATATATTAAAGGCACAAAAGGAATTGATGTATATGATATTGGAGATGATGTAACAGAGATTGTATTTACAAATCCGCCATATGGTCTGATGACAAAAGAGAATATGTTAAATGAATTTCTACGCATTTCTCGTAGTAAAGTAATTTTGTTATTAAATATTTTTTATCTTAGTAGTAAAGATAGAAAAGAAATGTTAAAACATAGTGGACTACAATATGTTTATATTCATTCTGATAGAGTGACGATGTATCCCTATGGACAACCAAAACCAAAAAATGGTGGTACAAAAATGTTTGCTTGGTTCGTTTGGGATAAAGAATACAATGGAGAACCAGTTATTAGATGGTTATAGAATATTAAAGGAGATTGTCAACAAAGAAAAGGAAAGGTGGTTGTAATGAGCAAGCGTTATAAATATTATCAACCAAATAAGAAAGATCTCAAAGATAAATATGGAGATTGTACCATTAGAGCTTTGAGTAAAGCACTTGACATAAGTTGGATTGAAGCGTTTGATAGGCAGATTCCATTATGTAGAGAAGCACAGGTGTCTAACATATTTGACGCACCTCTTAAAGTGCGTAATCAGTTTATGGATAAGCTTGGTTTTTCTTATGTAGGAATTAGTAATCGTAAGGGAAGTAAACGACCAACGGTTGATAGCTTTACAAAAGATCATCCAAGTGGAACATATATTTTAAGCCTTTCAGGACATGTTGTGGCATCTGTTGACGGAAAATATTATGATACCTGGGACAGTGGCGGGAAGTGCTTGTATGGATATTGGGTAAAAAATAATATTGGATAAAAAATCCATTTCATTGGAATAAAGGGAGATTTGTGTAATGAGCTGGTTTGATGATGATATTACGTGGTGTAGCCAAGATTGTGACGAACTTGGATGCCTTAGAAACCAGAAAAATAAGGTAAATAGAGTTGGTGTCTTTTCGGTAGCAGACTTTAAAGACACAGAATATTGTCCTAGAAATTTTTTTAAAAAAGATGTTGACAATGAAATCAGAGTTTGATAGTATATTCCCAGAAGAATTAAATTATTAAATAAGTGCTTGACACCATTATTTAATAATGGTATAATTACTTCACAAAGCAAATCAATAGGCGCTTACAGCTTAATGTAGTGCCTAGTAAATGTGGTGGGTAGCTCAATTGGTAGAGCAGTATAGGAAAACGTATCTAGATAAGATACTAACAGCAATATTTCCTTTAGAATTTGGATCTACGTGTTGCGAGTTCGAGTCTCGTCCCACCGCTTTAGACGCATACAGCAATTATTATTATTATTACAAATATGTGGAAAATCTGTTTTTTGCGTCTAGTATATCTGGCAGGTAGCCCAATGGTAGAGGCGGCGTAAAAATTAATGTATCTTGAAAAGATACTAACAGCAAACTTATTTGAATGGCTAGGAACCCGCAAAGTATGAGTTCGAATCTCATCCTGCCAACTATAGGCACATACAGCAACTATTAAAATCTGGACAAAACTTTTAATTTTGAAACCAAATTTTAGTGCCTAGTTTTTAAAACGCTCACAGCAACTATTAAACAATTAATCTTGAAAATTATATTGGTAATGCGTTTTGTAAAGGAGAATAATTATGGATTTTATGAATGCAATGAAAAGCGAACTTGATAACAGAAAGACGCTTACTACGAATGGTGCAGTAGCATATGAAACAAGCGGTAAGGAACTGCTTGACTTTCTTTTTGCAGTAACAGCTTTACGTAGTGCGGATGAATCAAATATTAAACGCAAATTTGCTAATGTATATTTTGAGGAACCGCTTACAGCTGTTCAGTTCCTTTTCTGGCTGCGAGATTGCCGTGGTGGAAACGGAGAGCGTAGGATTTTTAGGATTTGTCTTTATTGGCTTGCAGAAAATAAGCCGAATGTGGCAAAGGCAGTTATTGATTTCGTTCCTGAGTATGCCAGATGGGATGATTTATGGGGACTGCTTGATACGGAACTCAAAGATAATGTAATTAAGTCTGTTAGTAATAAACTTGAAGAAGATGTTAATGCTACTCATCCTAGTTTGTTAGCAAAATGGCTTCCGTCAGAGAATACATCTTCTCATAATACTCGCAGATTTGCCGAAATTATCCGTTCTGGTCTTGGAATGACTCCAAAGCAGTATAGACAGACACTCTCCAAACTGAGAAAGAGAATTGATGTTGTCGAAAGAAAGATGTCTGCAAAGGAATGGAATTCGATTGATTATCAAACTGTTCCGTCACAGGCAAACATTAAATACAATAATGCATTTCTTCGCAATGATGAAGTAAGGAGAAGAGAATTTCTTAATGCTTTATCTCACGGAGAAGCAAAGATTAATGCTTCCACGTTGCAGCCACATGAAATTGTTAATAAATATGTTAGTATTTCTGGTTTTTGGAATACTGGAAGAGTAAGAGAATATGACGAAACTCTTGAACAGTTGTGGAAAGCATTACCAAATATAACTATTGGTAACTCTCTTGTAGTTCGTGATGGGTCTGGGTCTATGACTAGTGGATATGGAACAAAAGTAAGACCACTTGATGTAGCAACTGCTTTGTCGATTTACATGGCTGATCATAATACTGGAATTTGGAAAGATAAATTTATTACCTTTTCTGCCAGTCCGAAGATTATTAACCTTAGTAATTGCACTACACTCAGAGATAAGTTAATTGAAACTTATAACCATGATGAATGTAGTAATACTAACATCGAAGCAACAATGATGTTAATCCTCCAGACAGCAATTAAAAATCATTGCTCTCAAAGCGAAATGCCGCAAAAGATTATTATCTGCTCAGACATGCAATTTGACAATTGTGTGGTGTGCAATTCCACTTCACGAGGTGGTTGGTGGAATTCTGGAGTAGACAAAACATTATTCGAGAACATTGCAGAGGAATTTAATAGACATGGCTATATGATGCCGAAGATTATATTCTGGAACTTGGCTGGTCAAGTTAATAATACAATTCCAATGCAGAAGAATGAACTTGGTGTTGTTCTGATGAGTGGATTTTCGGTGCATCTTCTCAACATGGTAATGTCTGGTAAGACAGATCCGTATGAAGTAATACTTGAAACACTTAATTCAGAAAGATATGTTCCTGTTAAAAATGCGGTAAAGCATTTAGTGTAATAAATTAACTTAGACACATACAGCAATTTTATTTGGGAAAGACTGCTAATCTTTTAATCAGTGTCTAGATATCAAGCAAAGGAGATCAATATGAAATACGGGGCTGAAAATGAATCTGGTGTATTTTATGCTACCAAAGGGTGGTACAAAGGAAAGGAAGTCACTGTTACCCACCATGATGGGGCAATGGTTTGGCTGGAGGATTATCCAGTTGGTAAGGGAACTATCGAGTATGGTTGTTGGGTACCAAATGAATCCGTAAAATATAAGGAGGAACTTCCGAATGAAAGTAACAAGCGCGGAAGCAAAAAAGTTGCTTCATCAGTACGAAGATGAGTACATGAAAATTATCAACGATGAGAAGAAAAACCATACATTCCGTTGTGCTGTTGGTGAAAATATTAATGATTGCAAAACGGAATACTACTTCGAAGAAACCCAGAAGCGAATTGATGAATTAAACAAGAGAATCATGAAACTTCGCCATGCAATAAACTTGTTTAACATATTTACCGAAGTAAAAGGTGATATGACTATTGATCAAGTTCTGGTGCGTCTTCCTCAACTTACTTCCCAGAAATTAAAACTTGACGGAATGAGAAAGATACCATCAAAGGAACGTTATAGTATATCTGGTAGTATTATTGATTATACTTATACGGCTTATGATCCAGCAGAAGCTGATGCGAAGTATAAGGAAATCTGTAATGAAATCCAAGAACTTCAGCTTGCGTTGGATAGAATTAATAACACGATGACATTTGAAGTTAAGTAAATATTTTCCGCTGATTGATTATATTAAAAATACATATTTTATGCAAGTTGGTTATGTTTAGTGTGAAATGAAATATGGGTTATTTAATTAATTAGAATTTATTTGTTGGTGTTTAAGGCAAATTTCTATTGGTAATTAACAGATAATATAGTCAATCAGAAAAACTTTGGAGCAATATCTGTGGTGATGGAAGTTCGGTTATAAATCACCGTTATTCATAATTCGGGAATTAGCTCAGTTGGTCTAGAGCAGCGGCCTTATAAGCCGTGTTTTTGGCGGGGTTCAAGTCCCCGATTCCCGATTAAGGGTTGTTCAGGAAACCGATTAATCCGAGTGCAGCAACGTTGATTAATAAAAGCTTGAAGAGAAATGGGAACTGCATTAATCCAGAGTATCCGTGTGAAGGATAAGGCTTGACGAGCAGCTTCACAAAACTGATGGCAACTTGGAAAGACAAGTGGTGCGCACTGTAACTTATTAACATTACGGTTTATTACATTTATTACTTTTCATTATTTGACCCTATAGGATAATGGAAGTCGATTTAAGCTAGTAGTCCACTTCATGGTTAGGAGAGGTTCGGGTTCGATTCCTGATAGGGGCGTTATAACTGGTTTGTTAATGAGCATTAAAGTGTGGTCGAAGTACAAGACTGCCGCCAGTAATCGGAACGTGATGAAATTGGAAAACATGGACGTAGATGTAATTGGCTAATCACCATCCCTGAAAGGTTTGAGACGGCTTACAAGTTGATAACTTGATTGTGGGTTCGATGCCCACCGTTCCAACTCAGCGAAACAGGTTGCGCAACATGACGCTGACAATCATCAAATAAATATGCCGAGGGGATAGGTTATACAACAGTGTAGGAAGCGAGTTTGTCGCTAGTGGGTGAGGTCTGATCAATCTCACAGACAGGCAAAAGAGTATGATGATTGCACTTATTCGGGATGTAGCCCAGTTGGTAGAGCATTCGCGTTTAGCGAAAGGTCGATGGTTCGAGTCCATCCATCCCAAGCCGTGGTATCTTCCCACGTTAAACCAGATAGGCTTGCAGTCTCCTGAAAGCCTCAAATGATTTACATGAACGTTCGTGTAAATGACACGAGAGGTAAGACGAATCCTCCTCCTGTTGGTAACCAGAAAACCAGTCGAGTGAAAAACCGAAACCGCAGCGGTCTGGCAATGCGGAAGTAGGGCGCACCTTTGGGGATACGGTGCATATAGGAGATTATCACAACAGTAGTGAGTTCGGCTTTGACCCGAAATACACAGGGGCAGCACCTGTATCTCCTGCTAGAATGAAACTATAATTTTATCGCTTATAAAGGAGATAGTCATGAAGCGTGTTATTCGCAGTAGCTGCTTTGAAACCAACAGTTCTTCAATGCACAGCGTTGTAGTTACTAAAAGCAAAGAGAAAGTAACTCCTGATAATGTTTTATGGGATAGAAATAATCCAGATATTGATGATGGTGTTTATCTCTGGAATGGAAAATGGGAATTAAGAGATGTTGAAGATGGCTTTGGCAGATATCCGTTCAGATTCTTGACTTCATTTGAAGATAAATTCAAATACGCTCTTTGTGAATATCTTGGTGATATGTATGAAGACGATCCACGATGGGAAGAGACGATTAGTCAGTTTTATGAGATAGCCGAAGAATTAATTCCTGGGTTTAAAGATTTTGATTTTCGCACTAAAGAAATAGACATTTATCTTGATGCTGACGGAAACGATATTCCACATTGCAAACTTATTTATAAAGGTTGGGATAATGAAAAGGAACACACTGTTTATTATTATCGAGACAAAGATGATAATCCACATGATGCAATTTTTGACGAAGAAAACTATCTTGAAATACCAGACATTGGAATGATTGATCACCAGAGTATGGGATTACTTAAGAATTTTCTTAAAGAGAAAGATATTACTTTAAAAGAATTTTTGACAAATAAAAAATACATTATTGTTATTGATGGCGATGAATATTGTGATTTCGAACGCTATATGAAATCTGGATTGATTAATAAAGATTTTATTACAGAAATCTATGACACTACAGCAGAAAATATGGATTATAAAAAATGGCTAGAGGAGCAGAAGAATGAAAAAAGTAATTAGATATAATGCATTTGAAACCAATTCATCATCAATGCATACTGTAACGGTACGAGGTAAACGGCATATTGATGATTATTATAAATCGTCAATCGAAAGAAATATAGATAAAGATGGAAATATTGTAACCACATTAGAAGAATATGGTTGGTATGGTGAACCGTTAACAAACTTCTGGGAAAAATTACCGTATGCATTACTAATGGTTCTTTATACTGAGTATTCAGGATTTGATTATTACGATAATAATTTCACTATAGATCAAGATAAACTCGAAAAATGTACTGGTTATCAGAATATTCTTGAAGCAATTCAATCATGCTG